TCAGGCCTTGATATCGAGGCCGGCTTCGATTGCGGCTGCGATGAACGCCTTGCGCGCATCCTCGGGCTTTTTCCGGCCGGCATCGACGGCGGCGCAGATCAGCAGCGCCCTGTCCAGCGCATCGCCGTCTTCGATCGGCCAATCCTCGATCAGCGCCCAGGAGGCCGCCTGCGTGGTGTCGATGCTCGTATAGTCGCCCGGCGTTTCGAACGCGATCAGGACGGGTTTTTGCCAGCGCGTATTCATCGCCTATCCATTATGGTTGTTGCGCCCGGCTCTAAACCAAGCGGTCAGGATGCGCAATCCCGTTCCCGGCCCGTTTCGCGCCGTTGCGGTGCGGTCAGTCGTCGCGCCCGAACAACCATTCGCGGATGATGCGGCGGTCGATGAGTTCCAGCGAGCGGTCCGGCGCGATGCGGTAGGTTTCCACCGCCCGCGTGCTGGCGTCGATGCGAAATTCATGGGTGAAGGTACTGCCGATCGGCGATTTCGTCAGCTTGGTGCGCGGCTGGCCCCTGTAGATAATGCTGCCGGGAATGGGTTCGACATAGGGCGCGGGCCCGACATAGGCGGCCGGGCCGGCCGTGGTGCATCCGGTAAGCGCCAGTGTAAGCGCGATAGCGGCCGATGATACGAGCGTTTTCATCCTGTCCTCCGAAGTGCGTCCGTGAAAACGATGTCGAGGCGCGGCGGTTCCCGGAGGGCAGGGGGCCGGAGACGATTTCCCCGACTATTTGCTCTTCGGATTCTGAATGTCGCGCGCGACCCAGCGAAAGAAAAAGTAGACGAGGAGGCCGAAGATGAAAAGCGGGATGAGGTTCGCAAAACCGGACATATGATTCTCGTTTCTCCCTCCCGGTCCGGGGTCTAGCCGGAGTGAAACCGGCAAGGCAAGGGGAACGAGAACACAGTCGGTAAAATATCCGTGTGCCTGCAAAGGAGAATTCGAGGAGCGTGGGGAGGGGCGGGAGAGATCTGGCGCACTGCCAGTGATGCCAGATCTCTCCGTCTCCCGCCAGTTTCAGGGTACGGGGGACTGGCGCTAATATGACGGACAACTGCCGATAGACATAGGCCGAGAAATTACCTCGAATAAATCGCTGCTTTGGTCGATCCCGGTGAAGGCCGGCCTGCCGCGGGCCTTCAGGGGCTTTTTGCGGCGATATAATTAGCCAGGGAATTACTTTCCCGAGACGGAGCAGCCAAGGCCGCATTCCCGAACTTCCAGTGTAACCCGTTGAAACGGAAGAGGATGCCTGTCCACCGTTATGCTGCCGGCTATACAGGAAGGGGAACTTTTTGCGCGTTTTATCGTTCAAACAGGCAGGACACATGCCAATAGTGGAGGGTTACACATGCTCGGCACCATCCTCGTCATCCTGCTCATTCTTTTCCTGATCGGCGCACTGCCAAGCTGGGGTTACCATAATTATGGTTATGGCCCGTCAGGCGGTCTCGGACTGGTTCTGGTCATCGTCCTGATCCTCGTTCTGCTTGGGCGGATCTGACCGGTTGGTACAGGAAATGCAGCATTGCCCGCAACGGCGCAAACGTGCCGGATGCGGGCTTTGTTTCTTCTGAAATATTAGGCAGATACAAAAAGCTTCGGAATCTTAAGTGCTTAAGCGGCTTGCCTTAGCGGTGTGCCGGTCCGATCCGAAAAAACACCACATTCGGAACGAACCCTCTTGCGCCCATAATGGATTCGTTCTAAATGCCCGCCATCGCTTGATTGATAAGCGTGTGAGGCCTCGTGGCGGAGTGGTGACGCAGAGGACTGCAAATCCCGACAAAGTGTAATGTTTTCAGTAGGCGTTCTGAATAAGTCGCCCCAAAACGATACATTTTCTTCAGGATACGACCATTGATTTCATTCACAAATTTTGACTATTCAGAACGGCCAAAACGCTTTTTCGTGGCCTCTAGGACGCGCTTCTCTGTCTCTTTCGCATACCCGCGATAAGCCGAAGCCGTCTTGTGCTTTGACAGCACTCTGCCTTGCCCTTCGGTAAGGCCTTTCTCCTCAAGCTCCGTCATCCCGCCGTGCCTGCACATATCCAGGCTGAACTCTGGCGCTGACAGTTTCCCCGCCTCTCTGAGCTTGTCTGCCATCTCTCTGACTTCATGAGCCAAGAACGTGCCATCGCCAAAAAGCTGGCCGTTCTTCTTGCACACGATTGATGTGCCATATCTCGGCGCCTTGCGAAGAACCTCTTCGGCTTGGGAATAGAGCAGGACTTTCGACCCATCCTCGTCCACGAACTCGAGCGGGTGCAGCGCCAGCACATCGTTCTTGCGATGCTTCAGCCGGATCTTATCGGGATGGTCGGAGGCTCTATAGCCGGTCCACGGGGCGAAGCCTGCGCCGATCGATGACGGGCGCATCAGCCATTCGAAGGCCAGCACAGCGGCCGCAGCCAACTCCCCACGGCCATTCTCTATTGCCCCATCAGCGAACTCATAGACCGCTTTGCGATCGACATATCCCTTGGTGGCCTTCTGACGTCTCTTAACGGTGACGCCTTCCCACGGGTTCGGCGTATCCGGTCGGAAAAGGTCGGGATGGTGCGGCCGCATGCGCTTCCACATAGCCTTGCAATAGGTGACGACTTTCTCGCCCATGCGATTGGCCTTCTCGCCAGAAAAATGGAGATAGACCTTCTCGGCGGTGCTCACGGCAACATTTGTGATTTTGGCGTCTCCGAACCGGGATTTTTCTCCGTTCGGTTTGGTGATCTCGATCGCGCATACGCGGTCAAAGACACGCTTGTAGTCTGGACGGCTGAATTCACCCACGCGCTCAAGAAATGAGTTGTGCGACAGATAGACGTTGACCAGCCACTCGACAGTGCCGTATCGGCTCGTATCGGGCTCATGAAGCGGGTTTGCTTTCTCCCGGCGCCAATCCTCCAGACGGTCATTCCAGACCTTCGCCGCGGCCACCAGTTCAGCTTGAGAGAGGTTTACGCCAAGAGCCGCGCTGCGGTAAGGGCAGCCCGCCTTGCGATATAGGGTAGGGCATGTCCAATAGTAGCCAGTCGATCCGTTGGCCAGCGTTTTGAAAGAGGTATAGGCGGGCATGGTGACAGGTATCATCACCACGCTTCCAGATCGGCGCCGTCGTTTACGCCAATAGCCTTGTCCAGGTCGATCTTCCGCCACGCTCTGAATCTGCCCTTGCCGGTTCCGGTCTCGATGAACGGCCGGGGCCATACGGTTCCAACACGGCTGATGAAGGCATCGACCGTCTTTTCGCCGGCATAGGCTGCCGCGTGCTCATCTCTAAGGACAGCAGGCCAGCATCCGGCGGGGATGACAGCATGTTTCGTCATTCGTCCCCGCTTTCCTCGTTTTCCACAGGCTGTTTATGCACTGGCTTGCTTTCGCCGCCCTCCTGCTTTGCGGGTGCTGCGGCGAGCATGGCGCGATAGATTTCATTAGCGTGCGATCTGGTGAGGGCCGCGCTTGTTGTCGACTTTGCAGCCTCAATCATTCCCGCCGTTGGTTCCACCGGCACAAGCTGCCAGCCTTCTGGTATGCGGTGAGCAATCCTAAATAGCTCGGCAAGCTCATCTGACGTCGGGTCTATGCAGATTGTCTTTTTACGCGATCCGGCGCCTATCTCATGATCGCCTTCGAGCGCCGCCCGCTTTTCGAACCACTCTTTCGTTACGTTGAGATCGAGCGGCTTGCGTTCATCCACGTCCTGCACCTGTGCGGAGAGGGCGGCCAGTTCGTCAACCAGCGAAACGATCGACATTCCTGTTGCCGACCATTCTTTCCCAAGTTTGGCGCACAAAAACTTTTCAACGTCGATTACCCTGCAGTAGCCGTTTTGCTCAGGGTCAACACCTTTTTCGATCATGAGCGATAATGCGGTTGGCAGGCGGATCGGTGGCGCCACAGCGGACAGGGCGGCTTCGAGGGCGGCGCGGATTGTGCACTTCTGCCATCCCCTGTCACAGTTGGCGAACGTGATATCCTGACGCGCCATCTCGTCAGCAGCCTTCTCGACCATCTCATCAGTTACCATAGTGTTCGCCTCCTGTGCTGGCGAGGGCGGTGCGGGAGAGTATTTCGAACCGGTCAGGGTAATTCATCCGAACCCATTCATGCGCTCCTCTGTTGAACGCGACACCAACGGCGCTATCCAAATCCGCCGAAAGGCCTTCGATTTTGTCGGTCAGCGCTTCAATTTCATCGGAGTGACTGGCGCGCAGTCGGTCGTATTCAGCTTGGATGCTATCTCTGCCGCGCTTGTATCCGTCGCGGGATACGGTCAATCGCTTCGCCTCGGCCTCTGCTGCCATGGCGCGGTCTATATCGGCGTGATGGCAGCGGTGGGCGTGTTGTGCAATCTCGACAATTTCAGATGTAGGTGTGCTATCCAGTAGCCCCGGCGCGTCTTCCCCGCCAGTGATGGCATATGCCAGATCGTAACGGTCCTGCCGCAGTTCCTCGTTCGCGCGCTGCAAGCTTTCGAGGGCTGAAATGAGCCAATCTGCATCTTCGACGGTGATCGGGTCGAAATCTGGAACGCCGCCAACGATAAACCGAAGTCGGTCTATCGCCGTAATACCCGTGTTCATGTCGCCTTCCAGCGCCTTCTTGATCTCTTCCAATGCGGTCATGGCTTCACTCCCTGAGCGATAGCGCCGAGAACAAGAGCGGAGAACAGGAACCAGCCCCATCCGCTCATGCCGTTGATGGCCATATAGGCGGAGACGCCAACACACAGCGAAGTCGGTATGATTGCAAAGAAGAATGCGATAGTGCTCATGGCTGTCTGCCTCCCACGATTTCACCGGTGCGGCGGTCAACGACCGTGCCGTCCATCAGGCGTTTCAGGTTTGGGTGCGATAAGGATGATTTCGGCTTCGTGATGCCACGGTGCTTTTTGCGCACGCGATTGCACTTCGCCCGAACGGTGGCCTCGGCCTTGGTTTTCTTCTTGTGGGCTTCGGCGGTGACGGCCTGCAGATTGCTCTCGGTGTTGGCGCCGCCAAGCCAGAGCGGCACGATATGGTCGTATTGAACCTTCTCGTCGGAACCGAGCGTGACGCCGGTCAGAGCGCACTTGTTGCCCTGCCGCTCTCGAATGCGATCCTTCACGCGGGGCGGCGGCATCGTGTCGTCCGTACGGCCGCGCCATTCCTCAACTGTCCGAGCCATCACCTCTGCCCTCCCAGCGCGCGTGTCAGGCGCTTCCACCAAGGCAGCCGGGCGTTGATCTCGCGCCGTAGCTTGTTGGTAGTCTCGTCACGCTTCGCCAATTCGGCAATTTTCGACGGGCGCGATTTTGGATAGCGCTTCAGGTGGGTTTCTACGGAGTTCATGCTGCACCCCCGATCCGATCCTGACGCACCTGCTTGATGTGGTCGACGGTGACGCCGCCATTCTCGCAGAACCAATCCCACGAACCTTCCGTTATGAGCTTGGCGGCCTCCAGCTTGAGCGTGATGCCCTTCGGAGTGTCGTTGAACCAATCGGCCATCAGGATCGCCATGCGTCTGGTGAACGTCGTCTGGCCGACTGTGTGCATCTTGAAAACGGTGGTGAGTTCTTCGGTGTTCATACCGTCGCCCTCCTATCATTGCCGTGCATGTGCTTGCGAATGTCGCCACGGCTGCAGAACATCGTTCTGGAAAGAGCCGCTACGTCGGCATCATCATATTCCTCAGCAAACTGGTCGAGCATGCCGATGACGCGGAAAATCTCCATGTCGATCCGGTTGGCCTCGATCTGCTTCTTTGTGCGCGTCTCAGCCATCGACGCCTCCCAGATCAGAAGCCTTGCAGTCGAGCAAATCCTTGGCGATGTAGTTGCGGTCCCTATCGACGGTCCGGTCGCCGCTGATGACGTACTGCGCGGGGATTTTCAGCCCTTCCAGCTTGCCCCAGAACGCTTCCGGCACCACGTCGCGATAGTCGAGTTCCATATTGTCGATCGCCTGTATGCGCTGCGCCACGCCGAGCTGAGCATCGGTGGCCGTCGTCAGTGCTTTCCGGGCGAAGTCAATGAAATGCTTCCGCACGTCATCGGGAATGGTCGAGGCCGGAGCATCGGAGTCGGGGGAACCATCCGCTCCGGCCTCATCTACTGGCGTCATGCCAGCGTTATCCGACGACGGGGCAGGGGATTCATCGTCGGAATTGGTGTTGGGCAGTATTTCGCCTGTGAGAGCGTCGTGGGGCTCGTCAGCGTCGAATATGCCGTCAACAGTCTGATGCTCGTCAGCGGGGCGCTGTGTGGCGACAGGCTCATCGGAAAGCGGGTCGAATACCGGGGTGATGTTCTTCGCCCGGTCCGGTCCACGGAAGTCCTCGACTTCTTCACGGTCATAGGCGCCAAGGATGACTTCCGGGCAGTACCGGCGGGCGCCAGCGCGCAGCGAGTAATAGGCCTGCTGCTGATCCGGGTCCGATTTCCAGAGCGGGGAGTTCTTCGGCGTGATCTTTTCGAACTCCGGGCTTTCGTAAACCTGGACCGATCCGTCTTTGAACTCGAATGTGACGATGCACTGGCGCTTCGCACCCGCACCGCGGTACTCCACCTGCGGCCGGCGCCTCAGATCAGCGCGAGTGTTGATGACGGCTGCGATCAACTGCGCCTCATAGGCGATGACGTCTTTGATCTTGTACGACTTCTGGGCAACGCTGAAAGGGTTGAAATCCCACTGCAGCGCCTGCATCGTGACTGCCATGCAGTCGGCGGCGTTGCCGTGTAGATAGGCGGGAATGCCTGCCTTGGACTGGCACATCAGTTCTGCGAAGCGCACAACGTCGCCAAGGCTCTCTGGCTTGATAGCAATGCCGGAACCGGACTGGCCGATAGCAACACCGCTGGCCGGGTTTCTGTCTTGCGTGACAATCTTGTTCATTGCTCTTTCCCTTTGATGTGGCTTGGGAGAGCGATGTGGAAACCGCCTCTTCCTGTTTCTCTTTTGATCTGGCTAATGCTCCAGTTTTGGAGCCATCCCGAGTTTTGGGGTTTGTGGGCGTGGAAGACGACTTCGCCTCGCAGGATAAAACTGATGACGACCTCGGGGTCATCTATCCTCCCACCCATGATCCACTTGGCCATGTCAGTTCCCCGTCATAAGCCGCTGCTGGTACCAGACCGGCATATCCGTCTCGTCCAGTTCGGTTAGATCCGTTGTCGGAACCCAAGCGGTGTCGGTCCCGAATTTTTCCATGAAGGTTTTGTAATTGGCGATCGCCTTGCCGATGTTGGCGCGTGCCGACGCAAGAAGCGGATTGCCGGGCGACAGCTTGAAGCCCTTGGAGATCGGCGCACCTTCGGCCTGCCAGAAGACGAGAACGAAGGCGAATTCCTTGATGCCCGTCACCTGAATGAGCCACGGCATGAAGCCCGGATCGTCAGGAGCATTGAAGACAGCGCCCTTCTTGAGCAGCGCGGCCATCTGGCGACGGCCTTCCATGTAATGCTCTGCCGATATCGCATAGTCCAAACCGGCGATGCGCTCTTGGCAGGCGCGCTCAAACGGCTTGTTGAGCGGGTTGCGGATCGACTTCAGGTCAGCAATGGCGCGCATCTTGAGATAGTCGAACCGCGCCTTGAAGCGAACGCCGCCGGCAGTCCAGAAGACAGACACTTCGGGATAGCCGCCCTCGAAGGCGTTGCGCAGATTACCGTTTGCCCGAATGAAGGCCGACGCCGCCAAGATGCGGTTGAAGTCGTCGCGCTTAAGCGGCTTGCGTTTAGATTCCTCGAAAGCCTCGAGAACCTTATCGAAGATGACAGGGCAATCCGCGAGTGCCGAGGCGCGATCAACCAGTTCCGATTTGCTGCCGGTTAGCTTCTGCTGACGGTCGCGCAAGAACGCTTTCAGGTCGTCTGCGGTGCGAAGGCAACCTTCGTATTCATCCGGCGTCGGTACCGGGCCGTATTCCTCCTGAAACGCGGCGCGGCCTTCAAGAACACACTTATGAACGGCGCGGCCGAAAACCTTTGCAGGTGTGTCAACCTCGGGCTCGCGCGCCGGGTTCATCCAACTGTCCCACCAGAAGTCAGGAGCGTTGTCGACAAGCTTTTTGAGGCTGGTCGATCCGAGGGCCGGATCGGCATGATAAACATCCTCTGGCAGAGTGACGTAAATGCCGTCTGGAAGCACCTTGGCATCATTCTTCATGGCTTCGACGTGGTCGATTACTTGTTCCATGTGGCGAAAACCTCCTGATTTTCCTTGAGGTAGCTTTCCAAAGCCAAGGCGCTGGCGAACATGAGTTGCGACGAAATGAGGATGAGCGTCACGAACTCGATGATTTTGATTTTGCTGAAGTTTGAATCGGCGCTTTTATTTAGCGCTTCGATATAAGCCTCGCGCTCATCCGCTTCTTGTGTGTTGGTGGTGGAGAAAGGGGGCATCACGCACCAGCCTTTCGGGCGGCGATCATGGCGTCGGCTTGTAAATAAGCCTGTTTTGCCATGCACGCGTCGAAATCACCGGAGCCGGTCTTTGCCATGTCGTGCAATGTTGCAAGCTGCAAATCGCGGCAAGCGTAGAGCCCAGCTAGAGCCTGACCAGCGAATTGGTCCCTGAGTGAATGGTGAGAATTAAGGCGAGCAACTATCTCAGCATTCATAGATCGGCCATTCGCATCCGCTGATGCTTTGATTTCGTCCCGCATACCGGCAGGTAGGCGAAGCATGTACTGATCGTCGCCACGTGCCGTTTTGATGCTATCTGCCATTGTTCCTGCCCTTTAATGCGCGGGGTACTCGTTACACAGCCCGCTGGTGGGTTCAGTTGGTGGATGGGGGTGTCGGTAGAGGCATCCAGTGGGTCGGAAACCACTGGTTCCATCCGGGAACGACGAATTTTTCGCCTTGAGACGGAGATAGAAATTTCCCGTCCTTGAGTTTGCACAGTGTAGCTCGGGGTCTATAGGCTTCTGCCATCACCGCTATGAACGTTGTCCCGTCCTTTGGAGCGGTTTCAATCGGTTGCCATCCCGCAGCTTCTGCACGGCAATTCCATTGGGCACCGTGATTGAATTCCTCTCCAGTCTCAAGCGAGCAGGAGCAATTGCGGCAGTTGTAAATCGTGGACTGGCTACGGTCCCCATACTGCTCGATGGATGCAGGACCGCCGCAGAACGGGCACGGCTTCAGTTCTGGCAACGCCTCGCTCATCTTACTCTCCCGTTGGGGTGTGAGGGGTGGATAGACGGTCGAGACGTTCAATTTCAGCGATGATGAGCGCCCCAGCGCGTACCAAGTCCTCACGCGGTGTCTTAGGCTTCCACCAATCCAGTGACCACGGCCAAGTGCGCGGCACGGTGAAGGCGGCTCCAAGCTTTCTGGCGAAGAAATGCGGTCTTGCCGCGCTTTCGCAGTAGCTGCCTGCCGCCAGCGCCAGTGAGCCATCCTTGTGCTCGTCGTCGTGTTCTGGCGTCCAGCCTTCTATTTCAACCTGACGATTTCGCTCAAAAATAACGTCTTCAACTGCGTTGCTCATTGTTCCTGCCCTTTAATGCGCGGGTACTCGGTACACAGCCCGCTGGTGGGTTAGAAATCGTCTCGGTCGGCGGCGTCCATCGCTTCGATGTGTTCGCGCTCTTGAACGACCTGAGGGTGGTTATCGTGGGCATCGACGCAGACGGCGCAGAGCATTACTCTTTCGCCAAGGTCGTCCCGATAGCTAAGGCGACGTTTCGAAACCTTCTGGCATCCGTCGCAAATCGCTTGGTATGTGTTGACGTCGTTACGATCCCAGTCGAGTTCGTCGTCGCCCCACGCGGCCCAGTCGCTCATCTTACTCTCCCGTTGGGGTGTGAGGGGTGGAGAGGGAGGCGCGGCGAAAAGGCTCAATCATGTCATCCATGACGCGAGCCTCGATTAGGCGCTCTGCTCTCCGGAAAGCCTCTACCGTTCTTTCGAACGATGCCTGAGCTTGCCGTATCATCGGGAGCGTCTGGTGCGCGCTGTCGGGCGTCTCTGGAGCTGGCATACGGATGTAGCCAAGCTCGACACCGTTGACGATGAACTGCTCTGCGGCTGCGAGAGCCTTCCTGACTTCCGCTATGTCGTCCATTCTTCCCATCCCTTGTCTGAAGCCTTGGATTGCGGGGCTATTCGAGGACGCTAAGGAGCTTTTCGCGGTATGCCTCTGGCAGTGACCCGTTCCTGTCGTCGCGCTCGATGCACCAGTTGATTGCTGCCTTGAGGCGGTCGATCTGCTCGTCCTTCGTCGCAATCCGGGAATGAAGCTTCCCGACTTCGTGCCGCCAGTGATCCAGCGTCTGCTTGAGTTCAGAGAAAGCCTTGTCCGGCGCGGTTTCCTCGGGAACATCGTCCTGATGGATCGCCTGCATGTGCCAAGGCTCAATAGCGGCTTCCTTCTCGGCGTCGGCCTTGGTGTAACGACCAGCGTCGAACTTGAAGCTCGTGTAGCCTTGGCTGTTGGGCCGGTAGAAATACGAACCCTTCTTGATGAGGTATTCCCTAGCTTCGCTCATCGCCATCACTCAGCCGCCACCAGATCGCGCTGCGCAATATTGGCACCGCGTACGAAGCTGTTGCGCATTGCGTTGTAGGCGACACGGACGGAACGCTCGTCGTCAGCTGCAAGGTCGCGACGGTCATCAGTGACGCGCTCGGCCCAAGTGCGGACATCGAACTCGTCGGCGATGCTCTCACCGACACGGCGCACAATTTCGTAGCGGTCGACGCCGACCACATCGCAGCGCTCGGAAACCGTCTCATCAATCAGTGTCTGGATTTCCTCGGCCGTGTAGAACTTGACCGGAGTTTCCAGCAGAACCGTATCGCCGTCATTCCAGCGAACGGTGATGAGAAGCATTTCATCTTTTCCGATTGTGTAAGCTGGCTTGGTCATTTGCTCATCCTCAGTGGTTGAGATCGAATTGGAGATCCGCTCGGTCACCACTGACCGAGGCCATCTCCGCTGAATGGATGTTCGTTGTCATAAAGGTGATGCTGGCAAAGCCATTCGATGCCGGTGATTGTGTGGATGCCATTGACGGCAGCCTCGCCGCAGCAAGCGCAAACCTTGAACTTCATCGGTGACCGTCCGTCATGGCGCGGATAGGACGACTTCCTGCTGCGCCGTTTTGTCTGTTTCACCGCTTTGCATGACTTGGAGCAGAACAACGCCCAACCACGAGCACGGTCTGCCGTACGAGCCTCGAAAGGGTTCTTGCATTCCTTGCACTGGTAAGTGGCTGTTGAGGCCATCGTCGTCATCTCCGGTTCTTGTTGTGGCAGCGAGATCGGCGGGGGATGCTTCGTCGCTGCTGATGGAGATAGGTATATCGGTAAAAAAACCGAAGCGCAACAATAATCGGTAATTTAACCGAAAATAATTGACGGCTCGTTTTTGGCTCGGTAATGATACCGGTGTCAGGGCTTCTGCTTTGGCACTCACGAGAGCCTACCCCGAGAGGGATGGCCTCACGGCTTTCTGGATACGTCTGGTAGGTTCGTGCAGTAGGGTTGCGGTGGTGCCGTCTCGTTGGGTCAAGTCGTAGGTAGGGACCGCATAGGGTGTCTGGGCATCCAATGAACAATCCAGAGGGAAGGCGCAACGACATGGGACTGCACCCCGGCGCATGAGGCTCCTGAGCCAATAAAAATGCAGCATGAAGCGGACAGGCAACGCGCCGACATATGGCGTGCCGTGGATGTGTGGATACCTCAAGGCTCGTCCGAGATGGAAGTCCAATGCACAGGAACCCGGCGGTCGAGGTTTACTCGGTCGGCTAGGGATTTCTGTGCGTTTCCTAAGGTCTGAACCGGCTGGAAGACCGGAGAAACAAAGGGATTACAGAGAGAATGGATAGGTAGAAGGATACGTACCCATGATGGATCTGAGTAAGACGCCGCGATGTGCCGCATACCTCAAGGCCATGCGCGGGAAACCAGACGAAGCCGGAATGAACGAATACTGGCTGGCGCTGTGTGTCGCGGAAAGCTTCTCGGAAAAGGCATTGAAGAAATTTGGCGGAATAAACTTCCACGTCATGAAGGGACCGGCCCTTTTGATGCGGATGGAAGAATTCTTGGAATACCATTCCAAAGATCGAGCCAAGCCATCAAAGAAAATGAAGATGACCGCCTCACCACTGGATGCGATCACGGCCGCTGTCTCAAACGAAGAAATCGAGGCAGCTAAGACACCAAAAGGTGCATGGAAAGCGGCGCAGCTTGCAAAGTGGGGCGTATCTTGGCCTCCGCCCAACGGATGGAGGAAAAAGCTCGTTTCGAACTACGAGCATTCCATCGCGGGGTCGGCTTGATCACATGTTGATGACAGAACGGCGGACCCTGCCGACCACGCTGATTGTTCCTTGGAACACAGGAGGGGCTATATCTTCATAGCTCGCGGGTTGGAACGGAGGGTCATCGTTCGGGCGATATCGCTTGTATGTCGCCGATCCACTCTCGTCAGCGACGACATAGCAGCCGTTCGGCACGAGTCTCTTGTCCCTGAGGTTGACGAATATCAGCGACTCTGGCGGAGAAATCTTGTTCATCGAGCTTCCATCGACCTCAAGGCAAATCCATTCGCCTTCAGGAAGATCGATTGCTGGCTCGGTAGGATAGTTTGAAAAATCATCAATGCCAGGCTGCTCGACAAGCTGGCCGGCACTCACCCATGAAACCCTTGGAACGTCGGTAATAACTCCCTGATGGCCAACATGCGTCACTTCCTCCGGGCCTATCTCATCTAAAAGCCACGCAGATGTGGTTCGCAACACTGGCGCGAGCTTGTCGATGGTCTTCGTAGACGCTCCCGCTGTTCGGCCTTTCCCGCTCTTCACAGCTCGGCGCATGTTTCTAATCGCTGAATCGCTAAGTCCAGCCTTGGTCGCTGCACTGGATTCAGCAAGACCAAGGGCCTTCAGTCGCTTATCAATTCTGGCAAGAACATCTTCTAACATATTCGGTTTTATAATCGATTCCTGTTTTCGGTTTTATCGGTAAGAAAACCGTTGACTTATTCGGTAATTTAACCGAATGTGTTTTTATGTTGAACACAGAGCACCTCACCACACTGGCCGACGCATACGGCCGCGCCCTCACTCTGGAAGAGAAGACGGTTAGCAGCCGCGTCTTTCAGGACAGCAAGAAGCTCGGCGCGATCCGTGCCGGGTCTGACATTACGGTCAGCCGGTACAACTCGGCCATTGAATGGTTCTCGGCAAATTGGCCAGAGGGAGCTGTTTGGCCTCATGACGTTCCACGCCCTGCTAGCGCGGAGACAGCAGCATGACGACCAAGGGGAGAAACATCTACTTCATTCGCCCTGTCGGAATGCTCGGCCCAATCAAGATCGGCTGCTCGACGTGTGTTGATGAGCGCCTTGAAGCGCTCGCCACTTGGTCTCCGTTCAAGCTTGAGGTCATCTACACTGAGCCCGGAAACTACACTCTGGAGAAGCAGATTCACGAGGTTTTCGCCGACTATCACTCGCACCGCGAATGGTTTCACCCGGGCGAAAGGCTTCTGGTCGCCGTTGGCAGACTGTTGGGTGGAGAGAAAATTGCCACTGCGATCAATCTCTCTGACTACCACGGCACCATTCGCAATGTGACACGGAAGCCGCGCAAGCCCATCCCTGAGTTCCAGAAAGAACTTAAAAGCTACGAGTTCCAGTTGATTTGGGCTGAGAGGAAGGCCGAGCAGGCCACCGGGAGCTATCTCAAGAAGCCAAGCGATGTCTCCGCTATTCTCGAAAGATGGAAGGGCAGCTACGCGAAGAAGCGCGCAGACGCCGTTCGCCCGACGGAAGCAGAGTTTTCCAGGTTGCATGAGGTTATCCGCGATCCGGTATCTCATTTTGTCCTCATCGGAACACGGCGGCAGGTGGCGGCATGAACTGGAACTACGATATATCCGCCGCACCGCGCGGCAAGATGGTGCCGACGACCGTCAAGACGAAAGACGGCTTGAAGGAAACCGAGACATACCAGCGCGAGTACATCATCGCCGCCGGTCACTGCGGAGCCGTCACGAAATCCTACTGGATACCCGATCAGGAGCGCTGGTGCATGTTCTCCAAGGACGTCCCGCCGCGTGCCTGGATGCCGTGGCCTGAGAACCCATTCGCAGCCGCCACGACGAGCGAAGCTGCGCTGACCAAAGCCCCGACGAACGTAAGTCTCCCGGTTGACGAGAGGAGCGGTGAATGGGCCAACGCAGGAGGCGACGATGTAACCGGCGGCGAGAATGCTCATACGAAATCGGCGGGGGAGCTCGTCAGTAACTCCTCCGCATTCCTTCTCGAAGATGTGGGGTCTGGTCAATGATCAATCCTACGGAAAAAGACATCGGCAGATCGGTGATATATCGCCGCGATGGTGACGAAGGTGTCATCACATCTTTCAACGATCACATGGTTTTCGTCCGATACGGCGGCGCTCAAGGATCGATGGCAACCAGAAGGCAAGACCTTGACTGGTCTCATGGCTTCAAAGTCGTGGCTGACAGCTGCCGGTCTCCCGTGCTCACCAGCAAAGCTATTCCACTGCATGACGACGAGGAGGAGCGCGCATGACCTCCGCCCGTCTCGAAGCTTCCATTCAATCGCGCCGTGCCACGTTCCGCCCAGCGATCCGCTGCGACGAGTGCGATCACATCCTGTCGATTGCCGAGCAGATCGAACACTTCTGCGACCGCTGCAAGAAGCGGCCGGTCGAAATTCGTGAGGGGAATTGATCATGGAATGCAATTTCACGGTTGGGCAGAAGGTTGTCAGGATTGGTGGAAACGCACGCCCAAATGTTCCGGCTGTGTGGCCCGAGATCGGTAAGGTTTACACCATACGGGCGATCAACGTCTGGGATTATGGTGTCCTTCTCCATCTGAACGAAATCGACAACTCGCACATGGTGCCAGAATACAGTCGGATTGAGCCGGGGTTCCAAGCTCAGTTCTTCCGCCCTGTCATCCAGCGAAAGACCGATATCTCCGTCTTCAAGGCGATGTTGAACCCGTCGAAAGAGCAGGTGTCGGCATGATCGCCTCTATGCACCCTGATCAACAGCAGCTCCTCATCTACGCATCGGTATTCTTCTCGGCATTCATCGTGTCGGCGGTACTGGCGCACCTGGCTATATCGAGGCCGCGCAAATGACCATGGACGATAACTCCGCAATGATCATCTTCGTGGCCATGGTGATGCTGTTCTTTGTCTGGCGTCACTATCGTGGGGAGCGCCGCAAATGACCTATCGCTCCTCGATTGCCGCTTACGATCTATTCCGCGCCGGCCGAGATACGTCCGACATCGCATACCTTCTAAACATCACCGAAGCTGAGGCGCTTAAGCAGATTTCGCAGTCGCGCAGCGCCAAGCTCGGACTCAGTGATCCATACGAAAGACAATCGGTTCCAGTCGGTGAAAGGGCCTCTGCAAAGGTTCCTTTCGCTGGACGGGTGCCTGCTGTCTCTAGGGCGGGGCGGTAGCTCCTTTCGTGTCCCGCGATCCTTGCTGACCTCAACTTACCGAAACCAGCAAGGATCGCATTCACGATGTCAGAGTACGGCGTTCAACCGACAGGTTCTAATAAACAGGGGAAACAGGGAAATAATGCCATGAGTACGGCAATTGCGTCCGAGTATGTGAGGAAGATGGTGGAGCGTGAGACGTCCGGTAACGGCGACGTCGAGAACGCCGTCCGACGCCTCGCAAGACGTCACAATCTCTCTTTTTGGCAGTTGATGCACCTCCGGGCCGGGCGGGCCAAGTCGGTGACGATCGACGCTTTCACCCAGATACGCCGTGCGTACCTCGAATATTGCGAAGCCGAGATCCGGGCTCTGCAGGAGGAAATCAAACAGGATCTGGATCGGTACGAGGACAATGACGATCTTCTCAATCTGGAAAACGAAACTCAAGCGCTGGTGGAAAAAGTCCGGCTGGCGAAGGAAAGGCTTCAAAGATGACGATCAGTATCGATGAAGCGCGAGGCTGGGCCAAGAAGATGGTCGAGCGTGAAAGCAGAGGCAACGGTGACCAGATCAATGCCCTTGAAAGGGTAGGTCGCCTTTGCCGGATGCAGCCTCGCAGCCTTCGTAGACTGATTAACGGCGAAATGGTCGATCTTGGCATTCGGAACTACGCGAATATCAGGTCGGCATATCTGAGCCACACGGAGAAACTTATCTCCGATCTCCAAGCCGAACTGCTGGCCGAACAATCAAAAACCCCAAGCTCTGATCTCACCAACATCATGGATGAGGTCGAAAAGCTCTCAGCAGAACTCAAACAGCGAGTGGAGGCATTGAAGAAATGACAGCGACGGCAACCATAGGCGATAACACCAAGGCGGAACGCGAGCGGCGCGTAACGCTTGCGATCTATCACCGCAAGGATCGAGACCTTGCTGCCAAGGCTGCAGCTATTGCGGCTGAAAAGAAGGCCAACAGGCTCAATGCCAAGGCCGCAGGCGTCCCGTCTTCCCAGCTCGACCACTTGCTGAAATCCTTCTTCGCAGAAGACCAGCAAAAGCCCGTCGACAAGCTGAAGCGCGATATGGAGAACCTGGCATATCTCGGCCTGATCCCCGATCCCAGCATCAAGGGCGACCTGTTTACCCGCGTCGATCGTGTCGACAACGAAGGCATGATCCGGGCCAAGGGTTTCTTTGCCGGTCTCAATGGACTCGACAGAGTGTCTGGATACGACGCCGGCAGTGTCGATGACAAAATGTGGCTTGATAGCTTCGATGCTGGCGACCGCGAATACAAGTCTGACAGTCCCGACATCATGGCGCGCATCACGGCGGCGCAGTCGAAGGAGGAAGCGCCAGCGACTGGCGATGATCCCTTCGAGCTCGATCAGACGAACTGAGTTCCCCCGGCCAGCTTTCCTCCCAAGCGCTGGCCCAACTAACCCGGTGCGAGAATGTAAAGCGGGCCCCGCACCGGGTTCTTTCTTCCACGAGGTGAACATGATTTTGGTTTCATGCCCCACTTGCGGCAACCACATGGGCGAATTGCCAGAGCCTTCAAAGGTCAAACAGCACCTGTCTCCGCTAGAAGCCAAAGCGTTTGAGACGCTGCTTGCATCCGGCATCGACGGATTGAACCGGATCGACCTTTCCATAGCCATTCACGGCCAGAAGGAAGGCATAGAAGACAATCGCCTCAGGCAGACCGCAGCGATCATTTCCGACGTTCGTAAGCGCATTGAGCCATACGGCTATCACATCCAGCGTCTGCGCACTCACGGCGACAATCAGGCCTATCGGGTTGTGCCTCTGGAGGTGACGCCATGACACTCATCCTTGGCTTCGACCCCAGCAAAAGCACGGGATGGGCTTTGTTCAGCCCAGAGCGCGAGCGTGAGGACGGCAACTTCTCTCACATCGAATGCGGCGTGTTCCAGATGCCTGACAAGGCAGACCACTATTACACCAGCGACCAGATCGGCATGAAGGTGGCAAACCTTCTCCGCGGCATCAAGGAGCGCCACAAGCGCCTGCCTGACTTCGCCGTGCTGGAGCAGCAGATCCTCGCCAAGATCGCGAACACCAGCGCCGACGCCATGATCTATCCGTGGATCGCGTCCAGCTCGATCGTCGCCACGCTGGCCAACTTCGGCATTCCTTACGGTACGCTGATGCCTTCCTCCTGGCGAAAGTCGTTCTTCGGCCAAGGCTTCAAGCCGCCGCTCGATAAGAAGGGCAAAAACGACTGGAAGGCCGCAGCCGTCGATCTGTGCGAGCAGCGGGGCATTGAACTGCCGAAGCAGAAGGCACTCGCCCACAACGCCGCTGAGGCCTGCGCCTTGGCAATTTGCTGGGGTATCCGCGACATGAACCTTCACGCCGGCCGATATCAGCAGCCGTGGATGAACCTTATCCAGCAGCGCAATGATCGAGGGGTGGCGGCATGACATGGTTTTTCGACCCGCTCTTGCCCCTCCATTACGAGATGATCGTGATCGACCCCCCTTGGGGATTCGACCTTTACAGCAAAGAAGGGGCGAAGAAGTCGGCTCTGGCTAAGTACGAGCTCATGAAGGACGTTGACATTCTGGCTATGCCGGTTGGCAAGCTCGCTTCGATGAATTGCCTTCTTTACTGCTGGGCGACTGCACCGCAATTGCCGTTAGCGATCGACTGTGTGAAGGCGTGGGGGTTCGAATATAAGTCCGTTCTGGTCTGGAAGAAAACCACACCGTCCGGGAAGACCCGCATGGGAACCGGATATCGAGTTCGCACGACAGGCGAAGTCGTTGTCGTTGCGACTCTAGGCAACCCAAAGCAAGCGCAGATTCCTCAGACGATTTTCGACGGCATCGCCAGAGAACACAGCCGAAAGCCTGATGAATTTTACGAGCTTTGCGATCGAGTGATGCCGCACGCTCGCAGAGCTGACGTGTTCGCGAGAGAGAGCCGCGCCGGATGGCATTCATTCGGCAATGAGGCAACTAAGTTTGATGAGGTGGCGGCATGAGCGGCCCCGTCGATCGCAAACAGTTTGACCGCATCACCGAGCAAGATGCATTCGAGGCAGAGCAGGTGTTTCTTGCCTGCATGTTCGCCAACAATGCCTTGATCGCTGAAAGCGGTATCGAGCCGGAGGACTTCTCCGAAGAGTACCACCAGATGCTGTTCAGGGAGGCGCAGGAACTGGCCAGCACCGGGCAGCCGGTCAATGCCATTTCGATTAAGCCGCACATCCCGAAGGTCATGAGGACCGAGAAGAAGGACGAAACCGGCTTCGCCATCGACATCATCACCGCCGAATACAACACCGGCCTGATGAGCATGGGCTTTGATGTCTCCACCTTGGGACGGCTGGAATCCTCCATTCACATCATCAAGGGCGCGTCACTCTCCAGACTGCTGGCGCGTGAAGCAGATATAGCCGCAGAGATTGCGAAGGAAGGCCATACGCTCCTCACGCTGGACGAAGAGATCGAGCAGCTTGAAAAGCGCCTCAAGGAGCGCCGTCAGCGTCTTTCGGCACTCAAGGCCAGCGAAGCCCCCGGATCGTCGTATCTGGCCAAATTTGAGGCCTCTGCGCGCCGCGATGGTGTGGTGGGTGTCCCGATAGCGCTGAGAGAGATACAGAGCGTGCTTTCAGAGCCGGCCTTCGAGGCAGGAAACCTCTACGGCCTCCTGTCTTCCTCGGGAGAGGGCAAGTCGTCTCTGACGATGCAGCTCATCTATCACGCTGTCGAGTGCGGCCATCCGGTCCTGTTCCTGTCCTACGACCAGTCTGCAGACCAGTGCATCAGCCAGATGATCGCCCAGGTGCACGGCATCTCTATGAAGAAGCAGCGCGAGCCAATGCGATTGATGGAGGAAAAGGAGCGCGATACGTGCGTTCGGTTTGCGACGGACATCAACAATCGCCCACTGGAGATCATCCGCTGTCAGCGCGAAGGCGTGGAAAAGCTCGTCGCCTACGCCCGCCGGTTCGTGAAGCGCTATGCCAACGGCAAAACACCGTTCATCGTGATTGACCACATCGGCAAGGTTAAGCCCCGCGACCCGAAGCTTTCACCTGATCGCATCTCCGGTGAGGTGACAGTCGAGCTGAAGGCTTTGGCCTATGAGACACAGTCGGCGGTGCTGATCCTGAACCAGCGCAATGGCCTCGGCTCCAAGCGCGACAATCCCCGGCCGATCGCAGCGGACCTTTACGGCGGTGAGGGCGCGCGCGCTGACTACGACGCGGTGATGACCCTGTACCGGCCGGAGAAATACAAGAAGGAGCGGGAGAGGGTGGCCGCCACCCCGAGCGACTGGAAGACGATCAACGCTGTCTTCGGCTCCGACGTCGATGGCGTGGCCGAACTGGCGTCCATCAAGGTTCGCTTCGGTGATCCCACCATTCAGGAAATCGTGCACTTCGAGGCCGAGTTCACCCGGTACATCTCGCCCAAGCCGAAGCGCAATCAAGGGGAGATGTTCGCATGACCAACCCCATCCAATGGAACGGCTCAAGCACCAGCTTTGGACCGGCATTTGACGACTGCCGCAGGGCGAGGAGGTTGGCGTGATGAGATACGGATCAGTGTGCAGCGGTATCGAAGCCGCTACCATGGCCTGGCATCCACTCGGATGGACGCCGGCATTCTTCAGCGAGATCGAGGCTTTCCCCTCGGCCGTCCTCGCTCATCACTACGGATCGAACATGCCGGGCGAACCTCTGGCAAAGAACGGGATACCGAACTATGGCGACTTCACGCAGATCGGCGCGGATGCAGGACCAATCGACCTTCTTGTGGGAGGAACACCCTGCCAGTCTTTCTCGGTCGCAGGAAAGCGTCTCGGACTGGATGACCCGCGCGGTAACCTCGCCCTTGAGTATCTCAGCTTGGCTCGGTGCCTGCGCGCCCGCTGGATCGTCTGGGAAAACGTCCCCGGTGTCGTTTCCTCTGTCACGGATGAAGAGGACGGTGAAGGCGGTATTCAGCCAGGAATTGAAGGACGCGAAGCCGGAGACGAATGGATTGAAGAAAGCGATTTTGCGACCTTTCTCTCATTCGTTCGGGAATGCGGGTATGGGTTCGCCTACCGAGTTCTTGACGCTCAATATGTCCGAGTGGACGGCTTTGGACGGGCTGTCCCTCAACGACGAAGGCGTGTGTTCGTTGTCGGATATCTTGGAGACTGGCGACGTGCCGCAGCAGTATTACTTGAGCCCCAAGGCATGCGCGGGGATTCTGCGCCGCGCCGGGAACCGGGGAAAAGAGTTGCCCCCACAATTGCAAGCCGCCCTACAGGCGGTGGCGGCCTCGGAACAGACTTCGACCTAGGCGGCGGTCTCCTGGCTTTCGGCGGGAATAACACCAGTGGCCCCATCGATGTGGCCACCGCCGTCAACGCGCATGGCGGCCCAGCTGGGCGTTTGGACTTTGAGAGCGAGACATTCGTTTCATCCCCACTGACGGCGGGCATGATGGCGGCAAGCGCAGCGCGCATGCCTCATGAGCAAGGAGCGCTGGTCCCTGTAGCATTTGCCCAGAACACTCGTGACGAAGTTCGGCTGTTCGGGGGCGACAGGCAAGTCGTTGGAGCTCTCGCCGCGGAACCGGGTATGAAACAGCAGTCGTATGTGGCTCAGCCAATGGCCTTCCGCGACATGGCTCAAGCATTGACCTCAAACTATGGAAAACAGGCTGATAGCAGCGACACCGCCTTAGGCCCGAACATCGTGGCTCAGCCAGCCGTAGCATTCGATATGCGAGGCCGCGAAGGTGGCGCACAGTTTGAAGGCCCACACGAAACGGCAAACATCCGCGCTGCGTCTGGCGGCTCCAGCAAGAGCTATGTGGCTCAGGAATGGGCCGTCCGTCGCCTGACACCAACCGAATGCGAGCGACTTCAAGGTTTCCCTGACAATTTCACCAATGTCCCATGGGGCAAGAAAGACACGTCACCTGACGGGCCTCGATATAAGGCGCTCGGCAACAGCATGGCCGTCAACGTCATGCGCTGGATCGGCCGGCGGATTGAGATGGTGGAGAAGATCACGAAAGGAGAGGCGGCATGAACGAATCCGCAGCAAAAGCCGTCCCGACCGGCAATGAATACGAGGCGCATTACCGGCCTGTGTGGGCGGCGTCATTCCGCATCGTGAGAAACCGTGGGCAGATTGCCAAGTTCTCGACGGAGTTGGCCGCCGAGGTTGCTGCATGGCGTGTCCTTTACTCGGTAGAGCAGCGGGTGATGAGGCGCGACGGCGCTCTGGTGTTTGCAGCCAAGTCGGCCGCAGACGCTCATTTCAATCTCGCGCCGACGGTCAAAGCCAAGGGTAGCAACAAGCGAACCATTGTCGAGAAGGTGGGCCGCAAGGGCAAAGAGATCAGCGTGGAAAGGAGGGAAATGGCATGACGGACATAGCTGCCATTATCGAGAAGCTGGAAGCCGCCGATGGCCCTAACTACGCCATTGAGGTGGAGATATTCAAACTCATCCATCCTGAGTATCAGGACTTCATTCAGGGCAGAGGTGGCCTAGTCCATCCGCAAGACGGCGAAGATGTGCGGGTGCAGTCGAGTGTGCGACCCCCAAACTATACGGCGTCGTTTGATGCCGCTCTCCGGCTAATGCAAGCTCTTCTTCCTGGATGGGGAGGCATTTTCAGTTTCGGAAGCGGAGAGAGCATCCATCATGCGGATATATGGAGCGAGCGGAGAGGGAACCAGAGTTCGGAAGACGATGAAGAAAACCCGCTGGTGGGAGAAGATTCTGATGGAGAACATGCATCCCCAGCCATAGCCCTCTGCATCGCCATCCTCAAAGCAAAGAAAGCCCGAGAGGTGTCGGTATGACGGAAAACCTCAAAATCATCGACCTTCCGCCTGATCAATGGGCAAGAGCCGCAAAGTGCGCGCAGAAGACCCTTGCCGCCGGCAAAGATAGCGAAACGCACCCGCCCAAGTATTGGCGCGATCCGACTATCCGCGTGATCAACTGGGAAGGCGACGTTATCGCAAGACCTGTCGAGCCAAGGGGAGACGCAACATGACCCACCACCGCTCCCTATACACCAAGGAACAGATAGCCGCTGCTGCTGCTCTATGGCGTGATGGCTACACGCTGCACGCCATGGCGGAAAAGCTCGGCATCACATGCAGCGCGGTCAAGAACATGACCAGCACCCGACGGGGTACGTTTCCATACCGCAAGAGAAATACCCGACGCGCAGACCCGGTCGTCAAGCAGGTGGAAGAAGCACCGGCGCCAGCGCCTCTCAAGGCCGGCTGTGTGGTCAGAACCACATTCACCGGTGCCAAGGTCACTCTGCCGCGTGTCGCATTCATCGACGGCCCAGAGCCGGAAAGCGAGGCAGCATGAACCAGATGGTGACAACAGGCTATCAGGACATGAACGGCATCTGGCCAATGCCAAAGATCACCCGCACGACCAAGGCGGCGCGCACGGCGAGCAAGTACATGCTGCTGCGGGTTTCGAAGCTCACCACGACCCACACTCTTATCGTCTCGTGGGAAAGCGAATACATGCCATACGCCGGCGGATCAACGTCTCGGGAGAGGCGCAAGTCTATGACCGAGATCGCCAAGCGGGTCCTTGAAAGATATCCCGACTTCACGCTGGCGGAGATCAAGGGACCGAGGCGCAGCGACTATCTCATCAAAGCAAGGTTCGCCGTGATTGACGCCATCAAGCGGGAGCGGCCGGACCTGAGCTACCCGCAGATCGGCAAGTTTATGGGTGGACGCGATCACACCACCATTATGGCGGCTGTACGCGCCATAGCCGAGCGCAAGGCAAAGAAGGAGTGGGACGATCTATGATAGACCCCCGCGTCTTCACCATCTGCGAGGAATACGGTCTGCGCATTGTGGACGGCCGGTCTTATCCTGGCATTCGGGAGACGCGGGCTGTCCACACGCTGCACAGGGTTCTTGAGGCAAAAGGCGAGGATCATTTCCGCCTCGTGTTGTCCACGGTAGCCGAAACGAATAATAATCAGGGCTACATCGACAAGCACCTCATATTCGCCGTCAGTGACCTCGTGGAGCAGTTTCAGGCGTTGATCGAGGCAAGGACCTCTGAATGGCTGGAATGCTTTGACGAAGCCCCTGTGGGCGAATTGCAAGTAGTAGCTAAGACGGTACGCCATCAGCGTTATGCCCTTGTCGGTATGCTGGCGGAACGAGTGGTGCGTAGGTTCGGCCCGAACGCAGGACAGGGTGATCTCTTTGACGAAAGGCGAATGGCATGAACAGAGAGCAAATCGCGAACCTATTTATCAAGGCTGCCTTCATCGACAGCAAATTGCCCATCAACGCGCGACCAAAGAAGCTGAAGGGAGCATCGCTGCCGTTCTTCCATAGCGATGCCGACATCAAGGATCGTCGGGTGACGGGGATAACCAAGGGCAAAGAGAAGGAGCAGCTTCTACCGGGCGATGATCCGCTAGAGGCATGGCGTTCTGAATTTTGGGAAGGTCTCGAAGACAAAATCAGCCGGAACGATGTCCGTTTGTGGGAATTGGCCAACGAGATGATTACCCTGGTGGCCGACGAAGGCAATCGGCGCGCACTGTGGGCTTGGGCTAAGTCTAAGGTGGGATCGCTTGATGCTGATCGCCATGTGGTTCGCCAGAGCCAGAAGTTCGGGCAGATGAAGGTGTACAAGAAGACCGATAAGGACGTATCGTTTGCTGCATGGTGCCGGTCAGAAGGCATCCATGAGATGACCGGATCACGCCGAAAAAACAGGGCGATTGATGTTCTAGAACAGTATCTTGTTCGGGGTAGTTCATCCAATAACGAAACTGGCCATTTCGGGGTGTTGCCTGTTGGCCCGGTTTTCGAGCATATTTCAGACAACATCGCAGCAGACGCGCCGAGCAAGAAAGACAAGAATTTCGAGCGTGACGCTGACACGGTTTTCGCCAAGGAAAGCAAGGTTTTCGACTGGCGGGAATATCGGAATGAACGCCGGCGGCTGATGAGCGCGAAACGACGCGAGATCGCAGCGGCATAACGAACACCTCATGCATCCCGAAGCTCTGGGTTCTACCAGTAGTCGGGCCACGGTTCGGCTAGGGAGCATGAGGGACCAACCCGCCCAACAGGGCAACGGAATGCGAGGCGGCGCTGAAACGCAGAAGCGCATGCGAGATGCCAAGCTTAACGCTGGTGGTATCAGGGCATATTCTAGATAAGCCACGGTAGCGTGTGGCCCTCGCAGCAAATCAGGAAGGCGGACATCGCGTCTAGCTTCTGGCAAATGTCCAACTGAGCCAGCGGTAAGATGACGGCAGATGGTTGAGAGGGTTGGACTACCTCGATATGCCGCCTTCCTGTCTATCCGCAAGCCTGTAGGCAGGCATTTACCACCAGCCCCGCCCGTAACAAGGTGGGGCTGATCGATTCAGGAAAAGCAAACAAGGGTCTGTAGTAGCCCCGTCAAACGAGTGACCCCGAAAGACCCGCAGGCGAAAGCCGGTTGAAGCTCTTAGGGCGGGCCTGAAAGGTGTTATATGCACATTCTCGAAATGCTGGTATACATGATCGCGGCGCACTTCCTTCTTGACTACGCCCTCCAAGGCGACTGGATGAGTAAGGCAAAGAACGCAACGCTTGATCTGGTGCCGGGTGAGCGCATCTGGCCGCTAGCATTGTTCGGTCACGCTTTGCTTCATGCGACGGCCGTGCAAATCATCACCGGCAGTTGGGTGTTGTTCTTGCTTGAACTCGTCATTCACACGCTGACCGACTACGGCAAGTGCCGCGGCCACTTCGGTTACAACGCTGACCAGTTCATCCACGTCGGGTGCAAGGTTGCTTATGCCGGGCTGCTGCTAATCGCCTCCTAACCCCATTCACCCGCCCACATGGAGAGAGCGATGCACACCGTCGTCATTACCGAGAGTGAGCGGGAACGCCGCTTCACCAACGAGATCAACAAGGCCGTGCGCCGCTGCGTGATTGGCAAGGTGAAGCGCAAGCTGCCGCCGCTCAGCGACGATCTGCGAAATGCTTTCAGGGGCGCGCTGTGGCCTCATCTCGATACGCCGCTCCCAAAGCAGACATATGCGGGGGGGTACGTGCACACCACCAGTTCAGGCGACGTTCCGATTGTGCCCGCGCACGGCGTGATGATGTGACCCCATGACCACCACCGAGCAAGAGCGGGAGAGGGGTTAGCCTTTACCGCAAATTCGAAAAGCGCCTTCGTTAGCCCCGTTGACGGGATAGCCGGCTCCGATTCGCTGTGAAAAAACTTTGTCATAACATGCTTCGAATTCGGTCTTGCGCAGGGCAATGCCAGCGCTGATGATTATCGACCCGACGATGATCGCCGCGACGATTGCCTTCGTGTTCAATTACATCGCCCAAGGTTACCCATGCCAGTACTCAAGAATGCACGGCACGAGGTCGACAGGCAACTTTGAATATTAATCAAACCGGAAATCAAACATGCGCGGTGGCAAACGAGAAGGCTCTGGCAGGCCCAAGGGAGCCCGTACAGTGCGAACGACGAAGGTTGCCGAACGGGAGCACCAGAACGGCATAACGCCTCTGGAGGTCATGCTGAAGGCTATGCGGGCGCATGTCGATAAGAACGATTTGGACGCGGCAGCATCGATTGCAAAGGACGCGGCGCCTTACATGCACGCCAAGCTTGCCAGTGTGCAGCATACCGGTCGGGGCGGCGGGCCCATCCAGACAGTCGACCTCACCAACGCATCGGAAGAACAACTGAATGCACTCGAAGCAGTCTTTGGCCCGCTTGCCGGATCCGGCGGTGATGATGAGGGCGATACGAGCGGAGAGGGCGAGGAGAGCCGCTGAGGCAGAGCGTAAGCGCATAGCCGCCGACGCTGAGCGTATCAGGTCAAGGTGCAGGACGCTTGAGGGGTTCATCCAAGAGTTCTGGACGGTTCTGGAGCCAAAGAAGGAACTGAAATTCGGTTGGGCCTTGCGGGCGATGTGCAAGCATCTGGAGGCAGTCACCGCCGGTGACATTCAGTTCCTGATGATGACTGTGCCGCCTGGCATGATGAAGTCTCTCGTAATGGTCTTCTGGTCGGCATGGGAGTGGGGTCCGCTTGAGCGACCTGATATTCAGGTTCTCGCAACCTCCTACAGCCAACCGAACGTGCTGCGCGACAACATGAAGCTTCGCCGGCTGGTGGAGAGTGACAAGTTCCAGATGCTTTGGCCCCTCAAGCTGAGAGATGACCAGAACGCCAAGGGCAAGTTCGAAAACACTGGCAGTGGTTTCAGTGAGGCTCGCCCGTTCAGTTCGATGACCGGTGGTCGCGGCGACCGGGTAAAGATCGATGACCCGCACTCGACCGAGACGGCAGAGAGCGATACCGAGAGACAGACTGCAGTCCGGATCTTCCGAGAGGGCATATCGGACCGCCTGAACGATGTGACCAAATCGGCCATCGTCATCATCATGCAGAGATTGCATGAGCAGGACGTGGCAGGCGTGGCGCTGCAGCTCGATATAGGCTTTGTGCACCTCAACCTGCCTATGGAGTTTGAGCCAGAGCGCAAGTGCCAGACATACGTCAAGGGCAAACTGTTCTTCGAAGACCCGCGCACGGAAGATGGCGAACTGCTGTTCCCTGAGCGCTTCCCGGCCGAGGAGATCGAACGGCTCAAGCGGGCAAAGGGCTCATACGCTTATTCGGGACAGTACCAGCAACGGCCAGCGCCGCGATCTGGGGGCATGTTCCAGCGCGGAGACTTCGAGATCGTGGACGCTGTTCCGTCCGGTGCCAAGCGTTGCAGGGCATGGGACTTCGCAGCAACGCAGCAGAAGCCCGGTAAACAGCCAGACTGGACTGTGGGACTCCGCATGGCCTACCACGGCGGGATCTTCTATGTGGAAGACGTTCGGCGCGATAGATGGTCGCCTGCTGATGTTGAGAAGAACCTGAAAAGCACAGCCACGCAGGATGGGTTGCTGGTTCGGATCAGGATGCCTGAAGACCCAGGCGCCGCCGGCAAGTCCGACGCGGCAACCAAGATAAAGCTTCTGGCTGGCTACAATGTCACCGCTGTTAGACCAACGGGTGAAAAGACAGTCCGTGCCAAGCCTGCATCGGCGCAAGCTGAGGCGGGGAATGTCAAGCTGGTGCGCGGCATATGGAATGAGACGTTCCTTGATGAGGTGTGCTCGTTCCCGAACGCCCAGCACGATGACCAGGTTGACGCCTTCGCTGACGCTCTGAATGAGTTGGCTCTGGGCTCGACCTACACACTCGCAAACGTCGGATAACCCATGCCCTGCAGTTCATGTGAAAAGCGACGGCAGATGCTTGCCGAAGCGAAGAAGCGTGACGGGCTCAAGGGTGTGATCAAGGAACTGCCGGCCATCGTTCGGGACACCGTGAAGAACCCGCCAAACATCAGGAAGCGCAAATGGGTGAAGTGATCAAGATGAGGACGAATGACAGCCTTCGGTCTGTCGTCTCCGGCCTTGGCGACCCGATGCGCGACAAGATGGCGATGACGACCTACGGCTTCCAGATGCTGGATGAAGTCCAGATCGCCAACATTTACAGGTCGAACTGGATGGGGCGGAAGGCGGTCGATATCCCGGCGCTGGACGCTGTCCGCAAGGGCAGGGACTGGCAGGCCGAACAGGATCAGATCGAGCTTATCGAGGCAGAGCAGAATCGCCTCGGCTTCTGGAAGAAACTGCTTGAGGTGCTGATTAAGGCACGGCTCTGGGGCGGTGCTGCTCTCTACATCGGGACCGGTGACAATGATTTGGCCTCGCCCTTGGTTCCTGAGCGCATCAAGCAGGGGGGCGTTCGGTATCTGACGGTTCTCGGCCGCCGCGATCTAGCCGCCGGTGAAATCGATCAGGATGTCATGTCCGAGTTCTATGGCAAGCCAGCCTATTACGAGGTCACCGGCGCCAGTTCTCTGGTTCGCATCCACCCGTCGCGCTTTTCCCTCTTCGTGGGGGCTGCTCAAGCGGATGCCTTCCTGAACGGTGGGATCAATCAGGGGTGGGGCGATAGCGTTCTGGAAGCCATGTATGCGGCGATGAAGAACGCCGATGCCACGGCTGCAAATATCGCGTCTCTGGTCTTTGAGGCCAACGTCGATGTGTTTCGCATTCCCGACTTCATGGCTAGTCTTGCTGACCCGACATACTCACAGCGTCTGCTTGATCGGTTTATGCTGGCGGCCACCGCAAAGGGCATCAACCGCGCTCTGATCCTCGACAAAGACGAGGAATACGATCGTAAGACGATATCCTTTGCCACGCTGCCCGACGTCATGCAGCAGTTCATCCAGCAGTTCTGCGGGGCTGCCGATATCCCAATGACGCGGTTCCTCGGCACGGCGCCTTCGGGCCTCGGTTCGAACGGCGATCACAGCATGGCTAACTACCATGACCGGATTGCCTCGACGCAGTCTCTGGAGATAACGCCAGCGCTCTATCGGCTGGATGAATGCCTTGTCCGCTCTGCCCTCGGCTCTCGCCCGCCGGAAATCTTCTATACGTGGGCGCCGCTGGAACAGATGAGCGAGAAGGAACAGGCAGAGATCGGCAAGATGAACGCCGAGACGGCTGAAATACTCGGGCGCACAGGCGTGTTCACGCGGGAAGAGCTTCGTACAGTCGTCGCTAATCAACTGGTTGAGAGCGGGTTCTATCCCGGCCTTGATCAGGCGATGGCTGAAACCGGCGATAACTTTGACCTTGGCGAAGACGAGGGCAACGAAGAGGACGGCACGCAGCCACCCGCTGAGGAGGAATGATGCTCCGCTACTCCATGTCGAAGCTCGGCAGGCGAGCGGGGCGTCAGGCCGGAACATCAGCGGCGCTGCCAACGATTGAGCCGAGGCTGTCGACCGAGAAGGAATACTACTCAGCGCTCCGGTCCATGTTGGCCCAGATCGCCACGGAGACGCGCGAAAGCATCATCCCGCTGTATCAGGCGGAGCGGCAGCAGAAACGCGCACAGGGGGCTTTGCTGGCCGATGCTGACCAGTCGTGGTTCGGCCGGGTGCAGATGCTGGCTGTTGCGCTTGCTCGAAACGCATCGAACACCGTGAACCGCATCCTCGATCTGGAGGCACAGCGGCACACATCGACCTTTATTGAAACAGCCCGCCGCGCTCTGGGTGTAAACCTCGCCGCGGCGGTGCAGCAAGAAGATCTGGCCGACTATCTGACCACGGCGGCCGCTCGCAACGTCTCGCTTATCTCTGGGTTGGCGGATGACACGATCAAGCGCATCCAGCAGACGGTCTACCAGAACAGCATTGCCGGCAACTCGGTGACGACGCTGCGGAAGGCGCTGCAGAATGACTTCGGGATATCTGACCGGCGGGCAAAGCTGATCGCCAGAGACCAGACGGCGAAGCTGAACAGCGACCTCAACCGCATCCGGCAGGAGCAGGCAGGGGTGACGTCCTATACTTGGACCTCAGCGCATGACGAGCGGACCCGGCCTTTGCATCGAAGCCTTGATGGGAAGGTATACAAGTGGGGGCAAGCTACGGGAGCCGAGGGAGGGCTACCGCCAGGGCAACCCGTGAATTGTAGATGTGTGGCAAGGGGAATTGTGGTTTTCTGAAGCAAAATCAGCTATAAAGGTCGAGCCGGAAGGGGTTGGCGCCCCATCCCGGCTCTAACCAACACGAACGGCGAGGTTCGATATGGCTGACACGAATAAACTGCTTCCATCGCGGAGAATCAAGGACCTAACTGGTCGGCGCTTCGGCAAGCTGACGGTGGTGTGCTTTTCCCACTTAGATGAGACAAATTCCGCTAGATGGAAGTGTGAATGTGACTGTGGTGGTGAAGCGCTTGTCACTACGGGCGAGCTAAATCGAAAGCAACGTAGCAAATTACCAAAAAGCTGCGGATGCTCACAGGTGCAGAGCGCGATAGAGAAATTTTCTACTCACGGCATGACTGGAACGCCAGAATACGCCGCGTACCATGACATGAGGGCGCGCTGCTATAACCCAAACGTCAGGGAGTTCGCGAGATATGGCGCGCGCGGCGTGATTGTTTGCCCGCGGTGGATGGAGAGCTTTCAAGCCTTCTTGGCTGATATGGGGCGACGACCATCAGGTCGACATAGCCTTGAGCGGAAGAATGTGAATGGCAACTATGAGCCAAGCAACTGCGAGTGGGTCTTGACGCGCAAGCAGCAGTGGAACCGCCGCGACACCGTTTATGTCGATTACCACGGGGAACGAATTTCGCTTGGCGAACTAGCTGCGGCCACCGGTATAAGTCGGTTCGCTTTACGATCTCGAATAGTCACCAAGGGTATGCCCGCTGAGACGGCGGTAGCTTTAGGTTAGTCCGGCAAGAACTTCTTGACGTCCTCGGGAACGTCGATCGGCATGGCGTCCATGTCATCGGGCCCGAGATAGACGAATTCAGTGGTTTCGACAGCAGCACGCAGCGCTCTGACCTCCATGGTCAGCGCTTCGATCTTGACGCTCTGGTCAAGGATCAGCGTTCGCAGCTCTCGGAATTGCTTGTCGTCCATGCCGCGATCTAACCCGATACAGGGGAACAAGTCCAATGCAATTCACTGACGCTGTAACGGTGTCCGGCACTCGTCGGACGGCCGACGGGCGATTCACTTTTCGTTCACGCCAGGGTATAGATAGATCGGGCCTCAAACGGTGCTTGCAACACCGCGAGGCCCTGACCGAAACCAGCGATAGGACGCATGGAATGGCTAAGAGGAAAATAACACACGTCGCGGTGAATGAAACCCGGTTCGGCAAGCTTCTTGTTATAGCTGCTGCCGAACCCTATTACGGCAAGACGAAATCAACGCCTCAGAAGCGTTGGGAATGCCGCTGCGATTGCGGGGCGATCACCATCCAGCGGCATTGTCACCTTGTATGTGGCCGCGTCGTAAGTTGCGGATGCCATAAGGACAAATTGGCGGGGGACCGGAATCGGACCCACGACCAAGCATTCAACAGGTCTCCCGAGTACAACACATGGTCGCTGATGAAGCGACGTTGCCACGGCGACACTTCGGAGGTCGAGCGCCGGAACTATCGAGACCGAGGGATCAAGGTCTGCGACCGATGGCTCAATAGCTTCGAGAACTTCTTTGAGGACATGGGTCGACGCCCAAGTGCAAAGCACTCGATAGAACGAAAAGACACGAACGGCGATTATGAACCGTCAAATTGCAGGTGGGCATTGCCAACTGAACAAGCTCGGAACCGCCGGAGCAACAGGCTTCTCACTTACGATGGGAAGACCTTGATATTCAATGACATGGCCGCGCTTCATGGCATCAGCCGAAAGAAGCTATGGCATAGGCTAAACGCCGGATGGCCGCTCGGAAGGGCGCTCACCACACCCTAAAAGAGAAGCACCATGCAAATTCGGGATAGCCTGACCGTTGACGCGGCAGGCCTAACCCTCACTCGTGACGGATATGTCGTGGGTGAGGCTAAGGTCTCGCGCGCCTACAACGTCCAGCAGTACTATGGGGCAGAGCTCGGATTGATGGGCGATGAGGCCGCGAAGGTCTTCGGTGTCTATCGAGATCCGGCTGTGGTCTTCGATGAAAAATCAATGCTGTCATTGGCTGGTCGGCCCGTGACGCGAGGCCATCCAGACGGCGAGGTCAACGCCAGCAATTGGCGAGACCTTGCCAAGGGAACCATGGGCGGCACCATCAAGCGCGATGGTGAGCATGTTGTGGCCTCTATGGTCATCATGGACGCGGACTCTGCCAAAGAAGTCATGGAGGGCGCCCGCGCTCTTTCAGCCGGTTACACAGTCTCTGTCGTCAGAGACGAGGGCATCGCCCCGGACGGCACACCCTATCAGTTTCGACAGGCGGGAGAACTCCGGTTCAACCACGTCGCATATCTGCCCGACAATAACCCTCGGGCAGGGAACACGCGCATTGGCGATGCCTGGCGCGATAAGGGCCTAGCGCCCATCACCCCGAGCAAAAAGGAAGACAAGATGTCTGATGCTCTCAAGACGGTGGTATTGGGCGACAAGGCCGTCCAAGTCGCCGTTTCCGACGTTGCTGCGTTCGAAGCCTTCAAGGCGGATGCAGCAAAGGCGCTTGCCGATGCCAACGCAGCCCACACCGCGGCTCTTGCGGCAAAGGATGCTGAACTGGCGAAGAAGGATGCCGAACTCGACGCGATGAAGGCCAAGGTTCTCTCCGACGCCGATCTCGACAAGCGCGTGCAGGACCGTGCTGACCTCATTGCTGTGGCCTCGGTCATTGCCAAAGACGTCAAGACCACCGGCCTTTCTGACGCTGCCATTCGTAAAGCTGTCGTCGTTGCCAAGATCGGTGACGCTGCTGTCGCCGGGAAGACGGACGCTTACATCGATGCCCGCTTCGACCTGCTGGTTGAAGATGCCGCCAAGGGCGCTCCAGACCCATTCGCCGCCGTCGTCAAGGACGGTCTCAACTCCAACAACGACGCCGACAAGGTTGTGACCGATGCCTATGCGCAGATGGTCAAAGACCTGAAGTCTGGCACGGCCGCAGTCAACTAAAGGAGGCGCCAGATGGCTACCTATCAGACGACTTACACCGAAGCCCCTCCGAAAGGCCTGCCAGGTCAGGTCGCGAACGAGGAAAAGTGCAACAAGGTCAGCCGCACGGTTGAAAACGCTGCTGGCGTCAAGTTCGGCCAGCCTGTTCAACGCGGCGCTGGTGACCACGGCGTCATTCCTCTCGCTGCTGGCAAGTTCATCGGTCTTGCGGTCCTTACTCCCGCAGTGCCTCCGGTGGCATCTGGTTCCACCCTCGTTGATGGCTACCCGCAGTACTTCACTGGCGCCTTCATGACTGATGGCAGCATGTACGTCCGCGCTGGTGTGGGTGGTGTCGCTGACGGTGACCCCGTCTACTACAACACGGTCACGGATCGATTCGTGGCCGCTGCTGGCACCAACATCGTCGGACCTATCCCCGACGCATTCTTTGACACGACCGGCGCGGCTGAAGCCATCGTTGAAGTGTCGCTCAAGCACAGGAGCGCATAAGCCATGAACCAGATCATCCAACAGCCATTCGCTGATGCGCAGGCGGCATACCCATTCGTTATTGCGCAGGGCCGTAATATCGAAACCAAGATCTACCAGCGCCGCTACCCAACGTTCAACTATGGTGCCACTGTGCCAGTTGTGACCGAGGGCAATGCATGGGCAATCGGCACGACTTTCTTCTCTGTCGACACCGCTGGTGAAGCCAAGTTCCTTTCTGGTTCTGGCACCGACATGCCGTTCAACACCGCGGTGAAGGATCAGGCAAGCACCGACTTCGCCATGATCGGCTCGGGTTGGGAATGGACCATCGAGGAAGTCAACCAGGCTGCTCTCTATGGGATCGACCTGAATGGCACCAAGGCGACGTCGGCTGCTGATAAAGTTGAGCGCCTGCTCAACTCGGTCGCCATGATCGGATCTACCGAAAAGAACTGGACCGGCTTTGCAAACAGCCCCGCCGTGTCTCGCATCACCGTTGCGGCCGACGGCACAGGCGCCTCAACGTTCTGGTCGACCAAGACCGTTGATCAAATCCTGCGTGATGTGAACGCGCTGATCTCCAGCGTTCGCGCAAACACTCTGGAAATCGAATGGATTGATTCCCTTCGCCTTCCACCAGCAGCTTTTCGCGACATTGCCACTCGTCGGCTCGGTGCTGGGGATGGCTACATCACGGCGCTGGAATACCTCCGCAAGAACAACGTCTACACGGCGGAAACTAACCAGCCTTTGGACATCCAGCCTCTCCGCGAGCTTGCTAAGGCTTCGCAGAATGGCGGCGGTCGCATGGTTGTCTACCGCAAGGATGAGGAAGTTGTTCGCTTCCACCTGCCGATGCCACGCCGTGTTCTCCAGCCTCGCCAGAAGTCCATCATGGGCTTCGAAACCGGCATCATCGCCCGTACCGGTGGCACAGAATGGCGCCTGCCAGGTGCTGCTGCCTACGGCGATGAAATCACGGCACCATAAGGAGAACCGACATGGACGTGAAGAACACCAGCAAGGCGCCGCAGGGCATCCACACACTTGACGGCATCGTCTACGTGCTTCCGGGTGAAACGAAGAGCGTTCGCCTGAATGAAACTCTCCACGGCCATGCTAAGGCCTTGGACTTCTTCAAGCTCAAGGGAGAGCTTGAAAAGGACGATCTGGGGAAAGCTGATGAACCAGTGGCAAAGACCGCTGACACGGACGCACTCAATGCCGAGATCAAAGGTCTGAAGGAAAAACTGGCCGAACGTGATGCTGAGATTGAGAAGCTCAAGTCGGCAAAGCAGGAAGAGCCAGCCAAGACGCCCGCCGAGGTGCTTGCCATGGCAACCAATCCTGAAGTGCAGTTCATGACCTTCAAGGCCGCCGCTGCAAAGCTGCTCGGGGACAAGACCCCATCCAAAAAGGATGAGATTGTCGCCGCCCTGGAAGAACTCGCTACTCAGCCTTGACCAACATCCCCGGCTGGAAACGGCCGGGGCTTTCCTTTCACGGTGAGGTAGACCCCATGACCCTGATTAAGTCGAACCACGATGCACCCTTGCCGGTCCCCGGTGGCCCAACGATCAACCCCTTTGCGACGGTGTCAGTCGAGAACTTCGACGTGCTCCAGCACAATGACGTCGTCAAGGCGTGGCTGGCTGCTGAAGTCATCGAGGTTGTGAAGGAAAAGGCCGTCAAAACCGAAAAGGCAAACTGATGCCCTACGTTCAGCCGACGCCAGCCTCATTCAAGGCGCGCTATCCGGAGTTCGTAACGGTCAGTGACGCGCTGATCCAGCTCGTTTTGCAGGAAGCCTTCGATGAGGTGGGCGATACGTGGCTTGAGCGGGATCGGGCGCGTGCCCAGATGCTACTCACTGCCCACAAACTCACCATGGAAGGCGAGCCGGGGCGCAGCGTATCAGGGCAGGGAAGCGCAGGGACAGGCGCCGTTCGTCGTCGCAAGGTTGGCGACGTCGAGGTCGAGTTCGCAACTCCTGGCTCAGGTGTGGGCGGTTTTGCGGCCACTGGCTACACGGCAACCGTCTACGGGCAGGAATACCTCGCTCTCCTCAAGAAGAATTTCCCGTCGCCCATGGTGGTCTGATGCTTACCTCTCGTGTTGTCCGCAAGGTCTTCGTCAAGGTTCCTCGCACTTTGCCGGGACCGCAGCGGGTCAAGGTGGGGTTCCCCGCCGGCGAGGCTGACGCAGATAACATACAGAAAGCCATCTGGAACGAGTTTGGAACTCGTGGCGGGGCGTCAGGCGGCGGCTGGGGCGGTCCGGTTCCGGAACGGCCATTCATGCGCAACGCGATGCGTGCAAACCGCTCCGCATACCTGACGGCTATGAAGTCTTCGGCCGCAAAGCTGGTAGTGGGGCAAACAACCCTGACGCAAATCATGTCGAAGCTCGGGATACTGGCACAGGGCGACATCCAGGGGGCGATCACGTCACTGAGCAGCCCGCCGAACAGCCCCGTGACGATCGAGATCAAGGGCTCAAGCAAACCGCTGATCGACAGCGGCGAGATGCGCGCGGCAGTGACCTTCAAGGTGGATAACTCATGATCGACGTGGCCATAGCAATCGATGCAGAAGCCGTGTCGATGACGCGCACCCGCACCGTGGGCGGCGGATACAACGATGACGGGGAGTACGTCCCCGGCGGGCCGGCGACCGAAACCATCCGCGCCGCGATCCAGCCCATGAAGGGCAACCAGCTTATGGATGTGCCGGAAGGCATCAGGACGGAGGCTCGCTGGCTGTGCTGGAGCCGGTCGTCACTGGTCGTTGACGACGTGATCACACACAAGGGCGTTGCCTACCGGGCGCTGTTCGACTGGCCCCGTGATGAGGGAGCTTTTTACCGCGCAGCGCTGGGCAGGACGACGCCATGAACGACAGAGACGCGCACAGCCAGGTTGTCCGGTGGGTGGAGACTGTGACAGGGATCGACACGATCAAGGCCTACCAATCCGGGCCGGCCCCGACCACGCCTTACAACATGGTGAATATGCTCGGCAGCCGCGACATCCGCGCGCATGAGCAGGTAATCGAATTTGCCGACCAAGGACCGGACGTGAAGGCCTCGCCGGTCATTGAGGTGGAATGGAGCTTTTCAGTCCACGCATACGGCAGCAATCCTACTGACAACCTCCGCGGCATCCGGTCTGCGGCAAAGCTCTCTCAGGTGATGGAGCCTATGCTGCCCAGCCTGATCGTCCATGAAGTTTCGCAGATCCGCCACGTTCCGGACTGGATCAACAACCAGTGGCAACCGCGCGCCCAGCTTGACCTCTTCGTCAGAGGGCTCACGCGAGACGGCTTCCTGCTCGACGTGATTGAGCAGACTGAAATCAACATCGAACGGGTCTGATCCCAACCACCTGAAAGGAAACCGGTATGGCTGTTTTGCCTTACTCGCGGGTCGTCAACGTGACGCTCTCGCGCCAAGATGCTTTCCCCAGCCGTCGTGGCTTCGGGACCATCCTCATTCTCCAGTCTGTTGCCAAGGCCGGAAAGGTCGACGCGACCAACCGCACGAAGCTGTATGCCACACTTGACGAAGTGGCCGCCGACTTCGCGACGACTGACGACGCATACAAGGCTGCGGCAGAAGCGTTCTCGCAGAACCCACGCCCGATCTCGATCAAGATCGCCTATTACGACGCGACCACGGCGACGAACGCGGCTCTTTTCACTGCTCAGCTTGACCTGATCTATGCCTACGATTCCGACTTCTACCTGATCACTGTGGAATCGGCGCTTCGCGATCAGGCAAAACTTGACGGCCTCGTGAGCTGGGTTCAGGCGAAGAACAAGATTGCCATCATCGACAGCAACGCCGTCGGACTTCAGAACCCGGACGACACGGCGAACATCGCGTCGAGGTTCAAAGGTACTGTCGACCGCACGGGGGTTTTCTACCATACCGATGCGACTGAATACCCCGCCATTGCTCTGGCGGCCTATATGTCCACGCGCAATTTCGATGATGCAGACAGCGCCTACACGGCAAAGTTCAAGTACCTGTCGAGCGTGGCGCCGATCAATGTCGGTTCTGCAGCGGTCACGGCGATTACCGGGTTCACCCCTGGCATCGGTCAGTCCGTCACCGCCGGTCATTGCGCCAACACCTACATCAACATCGGCGGGAGAAACTTCGTCGTGGAAGGCTCGACGCTCACGCCGAACGTCTTCCTTGATGAAATCCACGCAACGGACTGGATCATCGCGCGGACCGAGGAAGAGACGCTGGGTATCCTGCTCAACAATGCCCGCATCAAGTTCGATGACAGCGGCATGCAGCAGATCGCCTCGGCGGCACGCATGGTCATGCAGCAGGCAAGCCGCGCCGGGATCATTGCGCAGGATTTGAACCCTGAAACGGGTGAATACGAGGCAGCGGTTGAGATGACCGTTCCGTCAGTGTTCTCTGTCCCGGCCAGCCAGCGCAAGGCCCGTATCGCGCCGGCAATTTCGGTCCGGTTCCGCTACGCCGGCGCGCTGCACTATGTCACGATCAATTACACCATGACGTTCTAAGGAGCTGACCAATGGCAAACACTTCCGCATACAGCATGGTCAACGTCACTGGAACAGTGGATGGCCAGATTATCCAGGGGCTTTGGGACGGCGACGACGCGATCATCGTCACCCAAGCCTCTGACAAGGGCACGGGGCTGATCGGCGCCGACGGATCGGGCATTTTCTCGATCTCGGCCAGCAAGGCGGCTTCGATTAGCATCAAACTTCAGCACACCAGTCCGACGCATCGGCTTTTGACCCAGAAGCTCAAGCGCCAGCAGGCTCTCGGCGGCACTGCTGCAGCTTTCCCATTCTCGTTCATCGATAACGCGTCGGGTGAGGGTGGCACGGCCGACAAGTGCTACATCCAGACGGCGCCGGCAGACAGCAAGGGCGTCAACGCAACTGTTCGCGAATGGGTGTTGTGGACCAGCGAATGGTCTCCGGAAGTGCCGAACCTATAACCAGCGAGGAGGGTCTCAACAAGCGCCCTCCTTTTGTTTCTCGCCATATCGGCATCCTGTTCGGAGAAATAGATGGCAGACCGAAAGATTGATGGTGTCGAGTATCATGTTGATCCATTGCCGGCAGTTGAGTCCATCGAACTTTACGCTGATATCCTGCGTTTGTTAGGACCTGCGTCCAACCGTCTGCCCGCGATTATCTTGTCGCTTCAGGCTGACAGTGAAGGGCAACAGATGATGGCCGACGTCGCGGCTCTCGCGGCAATCTCGGATATCCTGTCCCGCGTGACCAGCCAGGAAGTGTCCTCGCTCGCTGCTCGAATTGTCGGGATCGCTTCTATCAAGCGCCAGTCCGGCAACTATGAGCCATGCGACCTCGACGGAGATTTCACAGGAAAGCTCGGCAGTGTCGTTCCGTTGATGAAGTTCGTCCTTGAGGAACAGTTCCGCGATTTTTTTACCGGAAAGCGCCCGAATGGAATCATCGGGCTGCTGATGGAGGTCTTACAGACCGCGAAGTCCGGCAAGTAGCGCCGAACGTCAATCTCTTCATCTACCGGCCGGCCTTATCGAACCCGCCGCTTTGCAGCTTTCTTGAGTGCGAGAAGATCACGCTCAAGCAGTTGCTCGACATGCACGAGATACTAGACCTCCGGGTCGCCGCTGCTGAAAAAGCCAACAGGATGAGAGCCCAAAAATGACCATTGCCGGCGAACTCGTCAACATCCTTGGCTTCAAGCTTGAGGGTGAACAGAACCTCAAGAAGTTCAGTCAGGGTATGGACGACGCCGAGGTCAGCGCCAAGAAGACGTCGGATAAGGTGCGCGCGCTTGGCATCGCTGCTGGTGCCGTGGCAACCGGCGCCATCGCTGTCGGAACCACTGCCGTCAGGAACTTCGCTGCCTTTGAGCGCGAGATGGGCCGCATTGGCACCACTGCAGGTGCAACCGTTGCTGAGACCGTCAAGGCATCAGACGATGTGCAGGCTCTGGCAAAGCGGTTCGCGCTGCCTTTGGAAGAAGCAGTAAGCGGACTGGACACGCTCACCGCCTCGGGGATGGACCTTGACGAGGCTATGGCCTTCCTGCCGTCGGTTCTCGCCACGGCTCAGGCCTCCGGTGCGGCAGTCAATGACATCGCCAACACAGCGCAGAAAGCGTCTTCGGCTCTGAAAATTGAAGCGGGCGACCTGCAAAAGGCGTTCGACATTATGGTGTCGGGCGGCAAGGCTGGTCAGTTCGAGCTGAAGGACATGGCCGCGTCCATCCCGACGCTGGCAAACTCGTTCGCAAACCTCGGATATTCAGGGCAGGAGGGTCTGCAGAAGCTTATCGCGATCCTGCAAACTCTTCGCGAGGACACCGGATCGGCCGGGCAGGCGGCAACGCAGGCGCAGAACATCTTCTCGAAAATGTTCAGCCAGGAGACGGAAAAGAACTTCAAGGACTTCGGCGTCAACATCCGCGACGAAGTCGACAAGGCGGTCAAGACAGGCGAGGGCGCGATCGAGGCCTACGTCCGGATATCCCGGCGTGTCATGGCAGATAACCCGAGCGCCAAGCTTGTTGACCTGTTTGCCGACCAAGAATTCCAGTTGGGTATGCAGTCGTTGATGACGAGTGCAGATTCCTACGAGAAGTTTCTAAAAGCCGTGAACGGCGGCGAGGTTGACGGCACGGTATTCCGCGATCTGGAGCGTTTCACCACCGACACAACCGCATCTATCCAGCGCCTGAGCAGTTCTTGGGACGGCTTCATGAAGTCTCTGGGCGGGGCGATTGCTCCGACAGCAAGCGGGGCCTTAGACGCGCTCACCAATGAGATCAGCTATCAGGATGCTGTCTCCAAGGAGCTGGAGAGGCAAGGCTACAGTTTTCTGGGTCGGCAGCTCTGGATGGGCAGCAAGGAGCAGAAAGACGCCCTTGCGCGCGCCGGCGGCTATGTCCCAAACAATGATCCAATCGCGCAGGAGGCAGCAAAAAGCGCGCCAGCGGCTTACAAGGCCCTTGGACGGCGGCCATCGCGCCCAATGAGCAAGACGCCCGATACTGCTTATGGTTACAACGAGCCCGCGCAGAAAGAAATTCCGGCGAACGTGTTTTCCGGATTTGAGGCTCGCATGGACAAGCTGGCGGCAGTCGCGACCAGCACGCCACCGGAGGTCAACAATACGGTCAACGACAGCAGAGACCAGTCCACAGTCGTCAATGTCGGGGGGGTGGTGGTCAACGGCGTTCCCAACGTCTCCGCGGCCGTGGGCGGCGCTGTAGGCCGTGCCGTAGGGCAAGCCGCTGTTGGTCGCGCCTCGCGCTTTGAGAAGGACGATGCATTCTGATGCCAGCCATTGCCTTCTCTCGCCTCATTGGCCCGGTCCCGATCGATTGCGTCATCACGGAAAACCCGGTCTCGGAACTCCTGATGACGGAGATTCCGATCGAGACGGGTTCCAAAATCACCGACCATGCTGTGGTCATGCCGAAACGGGTTTCGCTTGACATCGCTACAGCGAACGCCACGGCCTCTTACGGGGCCTTGGTCGCGTTTCAGGAAAGCCGGGTTCCGTTCACTCTTGTGACGGGCCTTGCCATCTTCCGGAACATGCTGATCAAGCGGATCGATCCGGAGCGAGATGCGTCGTTCTCGACCATTCTTCGCTGCCGGGTGGAACTGCAGGAAGCGATCCTTGTCGGGACTGCATATGCAGCGGATCCGGATGGCGACAACTATGAGCGGGGAAAGGCAGGCGGGGAAAAGAGCCTGAAATCGGCCGCGCCGGCTCCGGAGCGCTCTCGCGACCCGGTCACCGCCGATCGATCGACAGGCACTGTCCAGCGCGGTGATGCCGGGGTGGTAACCGTTCCCTCAAGCCTTCCGCTGCTCTCCAGTGTCTTTGGGTGACCAGATGAACGTATTCACGATAACGGATCATGCCGATCAGCAATTCGGCACGATCATCAACGGGTCGCGCGTATCGCTCAGGCTTCGATATAACCCGAGCAATGACCGGTGGAGCTTTGACCTTTCGCTCGATGACAAGCCAGTTCTGCAAGGCCGTCGGGTGGTGACAGGCATAGATCTGCTGGCGCCATTCGATTTCGGAATCGGGGTTATGTTCGCTGCGGCGGTTAAGCCCGGCTCTGTTCCGGATCGAAATGCCCTGCCGGAGGGCAACGTTCGCTTCTATCACGCGACACAGGAAGAAGTAGATGCTGCAATACCTGCGTAAGGTCAGCGCCGAGTTCTCTGGCGGACTCACGCTTAATCCTGGCGGCATTGCTCTCCATGAGATCAAGATCGAGTTCCAGATCACGAAGGGGATCAGCTCGAAGTCCAACACGGCAAGGATATCGATCTGGAATCTGACGGAGAGCCATCGCAATTCGATGGGCCGCGAGTTCGACAAGATCACCTTGAAGGCGGGGTATGTACCTCCCAACGATTCCGGAAATGTCGGGGTGATTTTCAAAGGCGATGTTCGGGACGTAGAGCACCAGAGAGACGGCGCGGACATCGTCACCATCATCTCCTGCGGTGACGGGCAGAAAGCTCTCCTGCGGTCGAATATTTCGAAGACATTCCCGAAGGGGACGCCCACGAAGGATGTCATCGAAGAGATTTACAAACAGATGCAGAAGGAAGGCATCGACCGCGGCGAATGGAAGTTCCCCGACAGTATGCCGAAGGAAACCAAGCGGCCTTACTCGATGTGCGGCTCTTGCCGGCGGGAACTGGATACGCTCGGACGGAGCAACAAGTTCTATTGGTCACTCCAGAACGAAACTTTAGAGATCGTACCGGGTGATAGCTACATCGGTGGGGTCGTCCTGCTCACTCCGGAAACGGGCATGATCGGAACACCCGCAATCACTGATAACGGCGTGCGCGTCTCGGCGCTCCTCAATCCGGAGATCCGGCCGAACCGACGCATCCAGATCAAGAGCCAGACACTTGAAATGAACGCGGCCGACGGAATGTATCGTGTCTCCGAAGTCACCTATTCCGGTGACAACCGCGATGGAGACTTCCAGGTCGACATCACGGCCGAGGCAATCAAGGGCGGCAAGGTGGATCAGGGAGTGAATGGCTGATGGCGGGCTACCTCGGGAAGACTACGAACGACCCACGAGACGTCACCGACCGTCAGGCGGAATCGGAGCGAGAGGCGCAGTGGGGCCCGATACCCGGCGAGATCGTCTCCTATAACGGCCAGACAGCCACGGTGAAGCCGCTTTATAAGCCGATCCACAACGGCAAGCCCGTGGATATGCCGGTGCTTCTGGAGGTCCCTGTCGACCTGCCGCGCACGGCCAACGCCGGGATCACGTTTCCCATCCCAGCCGGCACCAGAGTGATGCTCGCGCCGATGATGCGCAGCATGGACAACTACGATGTGGATGATGATGGCACCCCTTCGGATGCTCGATCGTTCAGCCTTTCGGATATGCGAGCAACAATCGTCGGCGGTGACAGTCTCAAATCGCCACTTGAGAACGTTGACTTGGAGAACACGCACATCCGGTTCTCGGCTGACGGGAGCTTTGGCATCAAAGGAAGCCCAGACGGAAAGTTCCGGATCGATGGGGCAGAAGGCAACCTCTACGACATCATCGCGACGTTCATGGAGCTCGTTGCGTCGGACCAGCTCCAAATCAATTACGGCTCTTCGGCTGGAACCGGGCACCAACTGTTCAATCGCGCCGCGCTGATGGCGCTGGCCGCCAAAGTTAGGGCGATGGCACTATGACAATCCCTCGCACGGGGCTGGCGATCGATCAGGCCAGCAATGACCTATATCTGGCCGCTGACGGCAATCTTGCTCTGGTGAATGATACTCACGCCGTAGGGCAGCATGTGCGCCAGCGTCTTTCCACGTTCGAAGGCGAATGGTTTCTGGACACGACAGCCGGCGTCCCTTGGCTCGATGAGATTTTGGGGAAGTCCTATGATCCCGCTCTGGCGGAGAGCGTCGTGAAAGCTGAAATCTTGGATACCGACGGCGTGACGGAAATCACATCGTTCTCGGTATCCTTCGACCGCGCGTCTCGCGGTCTCATAATCCGGTCCGTCAACGTCGTCTCAGAATATCAGGAAGAGGTACAGATATGACGGAATATGGCGTAGTCAGCACCGGCTTTTCGCGCAAACCCCTGACGGTGATCCTTGCCGAGCTTGAGGCCGCGAATATCATCTCTTTCGGCCCCGGCCTCATCCAGACGTCGCAGTCTCCGATGGGGCAGCTTAACGGCCTGCGCGCTGACGCGATCACTCAGGCATGGGAGATCGGGGAGGAGGCTTATCAGTCGCGCGACCCGGAACAGGCGGAAGGCATCAACCTCGATATTCTAGCCCGCCTGCGCCTCATCTCGCGCGTGCCGGGCGAGAGCGACGAAAGCCTGCGCCAGGCAATCACAAACGCCGGCGTGGCCAACACGCGCGATGCGGACTTCTATCGGGCCGTGCTGAATGTCGATGGCGTCACATGGGCGAAGATTTACAGCAACGACACCGGCAGCACCGATGCGAACGGGATTGCCGCTCATTCGGTCAGCGTGGCGGCTCTGGGCGGGTCTGACGAAGAGGTGGCCACGGTTGCGCGGCAGTACATCGTTCCGGGCATATCGAGCTATGGCAATACGGTGGTGTCGACGGAGATTGATGGCTTCTGCCGGTCGATCAGCATCATGCGGCCGATTGAGACGCCGACAAAGCTGGCCATCACGGTGTCGAAGCAGAACGGCGCCGACGGTTGCCCGCCTCCATCGAACGCAGCAATCGCTCAGACGCTCTATGCTGGGCTCACCGGATCCAACCGTCCGGCGAACGGACAGGACATCACGCTGCATATGATCCGCACGATCATCTCCTGCGTTTATCCGAATGTGGAAGTGACGGCAGGTCAGGGCGCGCTCGTCGCCAATGCTCTTGCTGCGCTGCCGCTGGCCATCGATTTCGATGAAATTGCGACGATCACGCTCGCCAACATTACAGTGACGGCGGTTTGACATGGAGTGCCCCGACAAGAGCGCTTTCGTAGAGGAGCGGATAGATCGGATTCTCACGCAGTACCGCGAAAGCCCGAAGCTACTTTCCATCATCCGGCAGGATCTGGAGCAGATCGCTGACGCGGTGATCGAGGCGTGCGAGATACCGTCGAGGTTCGATATTCTCGACGCGACCGGAGACCAGTTGACAATCATCGGGCGCCAGCTTGGTTGGCCACGGTGCCATTGCATTTGCGTGCCGGTACCGGTGTTTGGTTTTTCATGCGGGGCTGATAACCCGAACCGTCCAATTGGTGGCTTTGCCTGCACTGGCATCGATGGCGATATCCTCACGTTCTACGACGTTGACGATGTTGATTATATCCTGACGATGACCACAGAGGCCGGAGGCGATTTCATCCTCACAGACAATCAGGTGGACGCTACGCACGGAGCGGATTGGGGTAATTGCGCTTCCGCCGGAACTGGCGACATCTGTTTGTCCGACGACGAAGTCTACAGGTCATACCTCCTTGCCCGAAGATATCAGGTGCGGCAGCTATGGGACATCGACAGCTTGTCAGCGGCGGCCCAGCATATCTGGGGCAGTGCTGCCACGGTTACGAGTCTGGGAGGAGCAAGAGTGGCAATCTCCCCTGGCCGATCTTTAACATCACTAGAGATGATCCAGTTGCCTGTTGCGTTCAGAGTGCTGCCGCTCGCGCCCGGAATATCGCCATTCATCAACTACCAGACAGGCAAAGTTTTTGGTTTCGGGGCCGGGTGGGGTGGCCTTTGTGATGGGTCATCTTGGCTATGCCCCGAACCTTTTGACCCATACAGCTGTAACTAAAGGAAAGTCACATGGCTTTTTACACTGACGGCGTTGTTCCGTGGAACAGCCTCGATGACAATACGCGCGCGCCTTTGTCGTCTGAACTGGAGGGCGGATACCCTTGCGGGGAGGCCGACCAGCAACTGTTCAATTGGACTGCGGGCTGGCCAATCGGCAACATCTGGAACATGCTGCTCCAGAGCGGGATTACCCCTGACCCTGATAAGCTTCTTGACCTCGCGAGGGCCATCCAATCTGGCAAGGTAAATTACGTCGAAGGTGGCGGCACGGCCAATGCACTAACAGCTACGTTATCTCCCGCGCCATTGGCTCTTGCTCCTGGGTTGGTTGTCCGGCTGAAGCCGGCACTAACCAATACCGCAAAAGGCCCGACGCTCAATGTCAACGGCCTTGGCGCCAAGACCATCGTATATGCTGATGGCGGTGGTGTTTCCGACGGGGAACTGGTCTCGGGTGGCATCGCAGAGTTGGTTTATGACGGGACGAACTTCGTTCTCTCCAACCCGTGGACCGCCATTCTCCGCCTTTCCCCACGCGGCGCCCGACAGACACGCGCCTTCACTCCTGGCGTAGCCCTTACAGATGTCACTTACAACGCCGAGACGGTCGCCCAGACAATAACGGTAACGGGTACGGCCTATCTGGACTGCGTTGCGTATGTCGCATTCAGAAACCAGGACTCGGCTCTGGGAAACATCATCGGCTACATGAAGCTCTTGCAGGGAGCGACTGTGATTTCGACATCCGATTATCTCGGGTGTGTCAACAACAACTCACTGCAGACGTCAATCACGCTTCGTGAACGTTTCTTCGGGCTCAATCCAGCACTCACCTACACAGTTCAGTTGATTGTGGTGAAACAAACTGCGGTTGGCCCTTACAACGTAGCCGATCCGCGCATCCTTGCTTTACATGAATGAGGGCATCGTCATGATTTTCTATTCCCTTGAATTACATGGCGCCACCTCATATGGGCAAGGCTACGTCTTGCCTGACGGCGCTATCGAAATGACCGAGCAGGAATATATCCAAGCGCTTGATCACGCAAAGAATGCTCCCGCACAGCCGCCATCTATTCCAATTCTTTACCGCGTCGACCTGTGGTCACGTCTTACTGAAGATGAAGCCGAGCAAGTCGAATTGGCGATGGCGTCACAGTCCGCCCGAGTGAGAAATATTTTCAACTCCGCAGCATCGTATCGGAGTGACCATGAGCTGTGGTCACTGCTTGAGGAAACTGCTGTCGACTTGTTTGGCCAGGATCGTGCCGCCGAGATTCTCGCGCCGTCAAACGTCTGAAATACCAATTGAGAGAGACAATGATTAAACAGCCGGATCATGCCGGCTTTTTCATGGTCCCATGGAGCTGTGGATGACTGTCCCTTTAGAACGACAGAAAAATATCGCTGACGTTGCCCCGCGTATCCGGACGCTGCTTGGACTCGGATCCGCTGCGACAGAAGAAAGTTCTGCATTCGCCACGGCTTCCCAAGGTGAGAAGGCGGATCAGTCTGTCGACGCAGATTATGTTGATGCCGCTCTAGATGCTGCAATTGCCGCCATCCCGATAGGGATATCTTCTTACAGCTCCGTCTCTGCAATTGCCGCCATTGACACAACTTTGGTAAAAACCGCTTACTTGGACGCGGACGGACGCAGCGGCATATTCTCCTTCAAAGCCGGTGACTACACCGCCAAAATCGCTAGTGACCCTCGAAACGGCGTCTACATTAAAGCCGACGCCATATCTGCATCTCTGGGAGCGTGGGTAAGGCAGGATGGATGGGCTTTGGCTGGCGTCAATGTCGATTGGTTTGGAACTGTCGGTGGTGGCGTGGCGGACGATACAGTCGCAATCCAAGCCGCTCTGGATTTTGGCTATGACGCAAATTTTGGACGGAATTCATACAAGGCATCATACCTTTCCGTCGTCAACGATTATCAGAACATCCGTGGATGCGGTCGAGAAACTCTAATCCTTGATGCGTCTACTTCGGCCGATCTCTTCCTTGTGGGCGATGGCACAAACCAGATCGTAGATGTCACACTTTCCGATTTCCGTGTCTGGGCTGCCGACGGTGTAACGAAATCGGCTGGCTGTGTGGTCCATAGCCGGTACGGTTCTCGTATCAATATTCGCAATGTCTATGCAGGCGCCTTGGATGATTACACCGCCAACGGCAACGAAACCCCTTTGTGGGACGGCTTCTGGTTCGACAAGTTCAACGAATGTATGGTCAGCGGTGGTCAGGTTGTCGTCGCGAATGATGGCATCAAGGCCAATGGTCTTGCCGATGGCAGCTGGGGCGCAGAGATTACAATCGGTGATAATGTCCGCATCCTTCACGGCAACATCGCTATACACATCGGCGGCGGCGCCGGTGGCATCTACCTGAACCGCATCGATGTGTCGGCATGCTATCGTGGCCTCTTGGTCGATAAGGCGCTGGCGGCAGTAAAAAACCGAGAACTTTTTGTCTCGACAGGCTGCATAATCGACAGCTGCCGGGATTGGGGTGTGGTTTTTGATAACGATTCTGTTGCTCTTGTGAACTTTAAGGGATGGAGCGCAAGCAACGGCACGGCAACAAACGGAGGGAATGCTGGTGGCGGTATATTAGCGCTACCGTCAACAGGCGTGCAGCCGAAGATCAACCTGACTGGATCTGAGGTATATAACAACAAAGGCGATGGTATCCGCGCTGCTTCCGGAAAGTGGGTAATCGGTGGAGCATGCAAAATCATCAACAACGGCACCGGTACGCTTGGCGGCTGCGGCTTCATAGCGGAAGATGAAGCCGTTTCGGCCATAATTGTCGGGAATATGATTGCCGATAATGGTAAGCCCGTGCGCGGAACTGGCGTTGCCTTCACCGAAGATACCAACTACTCGTACAATGTTTCGGACAACGATCTCCGCGGGAACGGGGTTGCCGGGTTTTCGTCGTCGGCATCTCCTTCTTACAGCCCGTCCAGGATTGTTAAGGACAATCTTGGTCACGTCACGGAAGCGAGAGGCCGCGCGAGCGGTACGACAGATGCGAGCGGTGATCTCACAATCACGCACGGGATGAATGGAACGCCGGCATCTGTTATTCCTCAGCTTTCCAGCGCTGCCTTCGTAGGAAGCGTACAGATGCATACCCCAACGGCCACGACTTTCAAGTTGAGGTTCTTCAATTCTTCCAACGCGGCTATGCCGAGTGCCGCAGTGCAGGCCGATTGGAGAGCTGAACTGTGACTTGGCAAGGCTTTACGCCTTGCCTGTCCCTACCCATAAAGGTATACCCTGTGGTTTCAAATAGAGGGGGATTAATCAAATGGGCGTTGTATTTTCGCAGCAGGCGGGTGATGAGCTTGTGGCGAACTTTGGCGCTGGCGTGGATGATGAAGCCTACCGCGAACTGACCACCATCCGGTATTCTCATCCTCTCGTAGAGGATCTAAACAAGCTCCATCCTTTCTCGGCAGAGTACCGGAAGCTTGCGATGCACGTCTATAATGATTTGCGTGGTGATGTCGGCCGCACATATGACCCTGAACGAGACGAGGCGTCCGGGATTGTGGCGGACGTGGCCGACATCAATACGATGGCATCACCATGGAATTTCAAAAATCCGAACCTGATTTCAGAGTTTCTGCATTCTTGGGGGCAGATTTTCCGACATCTCGACATCAAGGCTGGGCAGTCAGTCCTTGAATACGGCACTGGCAGCGGGCAGACCTTGCTCATGCTGGCACGCGCCGGCATCGATTGCTACGGCGTCGACATCGACACCTCGTCGCTTTCTATCCTGCAACGGCAGGCGCGTGATTTGGGTGTCAAGGTTTCGACCGAGCAGGCTTCTTTCGGAGAGGGGTTCGCAACACACCGGTTTGACCGAGTGTTGTTCTTCGAATCGTTTCATCACGCGTTCGATTTCGAGAACCTGCTGCTTCGGCTTCATGACAGAATCCTTCCCGGGGGCAAGGTAGTGTTCTGCGGGGAACCCGTTATTCAGGGCGTTGATAGCTCCATTCCCTACCCTTGGGGGCCCAGGCTCGATGCACTGTCGGTATATTGCACGCGGGCGCGCGGCTGGATGGAGCTTGGCTTCCAGCATGATACGTTCGTTGATCTGCTTTGGCGCTGCGGTTGGAAGGTGAGTTTTCACCCGTTCCCAACATGTGGGAGGGCGCACGTCTATGTCGCTGAGCCTGCATGGAGTGGGGTCAGCATGTTCGAACCTGTCGAGTTGGGAAGGCATGCGGGAACCTGGCACCCGGCGGAAAACGGCCACCGCTGGTCAAAGGCTCGATCGCTGCTTTCATTGCCGGTTGGCGTTCCCGGTGGCCTCAATGTCGAGGTGAAGCTGTCCAATTACCTTGGCAGCAAAAAGTCTGTTCGTCTTTCATCTGGAACAGCAATGGTGGAGTTCACCATGGCGCCGGGTGAGCGAGACCGAGTGGTCGCCATACATCGGTGTGACGGGGAGGAGCTTGTGATCGAGTGCAACACAGATTCCACCCCCACTGACCCTCGCAAACTTGGTGTTGCCGTACACCATATATCGCTGTCAGAATGACCGCATAGCAATCAGACATTCAAGGCTCGCTTCGGCGGGCCTTTTTTATTGCCGATAGTCGGCACCCATAACCCACAATCAGGAGAAGCCTCATGTTGAAGGCTGATGTCGCACGCTCGATTGAGCGAGTTGCGAGTGTGCACGGTATTGACCCTGCGGCGCTGAAGGCTGTTGTCGAGGTCGAGAGCAACGGTGTTGTTTTTGCCGATATCGACGGCAAGGAAATGCCGATTATCCGTTTCGAAGGCCATTACTTCGACCGGCTGGTGACAGCGTCTCGTCGTGAGGAAGCTCGGCGTCTCGGTCTCGCATCTCCGACCGTCGGCGGGGTGAAGAACCCGGCCTCGCAGAAAGCCCGTTGGCAGCTCCTTGGGCGAGCGATGACGCTTGATAGGCAGGCTGCACTCGAAAGCACGTCCTTCGGCGTTGGGCAGGTCATGGGGAGCCACTGGAAGGCGCTCGGCTATCCAACTGTCATTGATCTGTTCGAAGCTGCCCGCAGCGGCGTAGAAGGCCAGGTTGATCTGATGGTCCGGTTCATCAAGACCAACAATCTCCTCGGGGCGCTGAGCCGGAAGGATTGGGCAGGGTTTGCGCGCGGCTACAATGGCCCTGCTTACAAGAAGAACGCCTACGACACGAAGATGGCTGCCGCCTACGAGCGGTATTCCAAGAAGGAGCCGCCGGTATCTGGTGCTGCCGGCATGCTGCGTCTCGGCTCCAAGGGGGCAGGGGTTCGGGAAATTCAGGTGTTGCTCACGCGCGCCGGCTATCCGGTCACGGCGGATGGCGACTTCGGTCCCGCGACGGATCGCACGCTTCGCCGGTTTCAGGATGAAAATGGTTTGAACGCTGACGGCGTTGCCGGTCCGCAGACCATGCGCAAGCTGAAAGAGTTTCAGGTGTCCCCGGATGAGAAGCCGGGGAATCTCGGGATTGCTCAGGTGCCGGAGGTGAAGAACGCGGCGCGAAACTTCGGCCCGCTGGCTTTGGTGACCGCTGCCCGTGACCAGATTGCCGAACTCGCCACTTATGTCACCGGCATCAACTCGGATCTGGCGAACACCATCGCGAACGGGATGCTGGCTGTCTCTGGAGCCATTGGTCTCGGTCTGACGGCATGGGGCATCTATGGCTGGTGGAAGAGCAAGCAGACGGTGGAACAGGCATGATGTGGGCGCTCATCCCCAACTGGCTCAAGATAGCCTCTGCGGGCCTCATTTGCGCTGTTATCCTGTCTTCTGGCTCCTACTGGCTCGGCAAGCGCGATGGCCGCTCACAGACCCAGATTGACGCCGCCAAGGAAGCGCTCGATCGCATCAATCAACTGGAGAAGAACAATGCGTCTTTCCGCAATCTTACGGATCGCGACCGTTGCCTCGTGTTCATGCGCGATAGCGGCTTGCCAGACAGCGCCTGCGACTAACGGGGCAGGTTACAGCTTCGTCAAGTTCTCAGACCCGCAGGCGGCTCGGCTGGCTTCACAGGACGCAACAGCCGGTCCGGCAATCAACTCGAATAACAGGCAATGCGCGGCTGACGCTGCGTGTCGTAAGTGATGGCATAGCGAATTAAGGCTGGGGTAATGGCAGGAAACCAAGATATGAGCAGCAACGGCTTCGATCCGATGGCTCAGTATGCCCGATTATCCGAGCGTGTTGAGAACCAGGGCAAGGATATTGTCGATCTCCGGTCGAACATGAACACCGGGTTCCAGACGATCAACACCAGCATTTCGCAGTTGTCGAATGAGCTTCGGAATTCGAGCAAGACCCAGTGGCCGGTCATCTGGGCGGCGGCCGGCGTCTGCTTCACCGTTCTCGCTACTGGTGGCGCGTTCTTCTATAACAGCCTCAGCAAGGGGCAGGATCGGCTTGACCTGATCGTGGCGAAGAATGCGGAGACAACGCAGTCTGCTATCACTGCCGTAGTCGACAAGATGGTGACGCAGAAGGAAATGGAATGGCGCACCGCGCGAGGCGCAGAGGATCGGGCTCGGATGGAATCTTCCGTCAAAGAGGTGAGGGAGGCTCAAGTCCCGCGCGCCGAGCTTGAAAGGGTGTGGACCAGCCAAGCGAATACCGATTCCGATCAGCAGCGACAGATTGATGAACTAAAGCAGGCTCAGACGAGCGTGTATGGCGCCAGAGACGTGATCCTAGACCTTCGCCAGCGGGTAGACCGCATGGAGCGGGAGAAGGCCTCACCGGGCAGCTGAGGCAGCATATCGTGTAAAGCCTACAGGCGGCAACCCAGCCTCCTCCCTCAACAGGTCATAGTGCTCTTCCACCTTGCGTGCCGCGTCGTGCACGTCTGGCGCATAGCCGCCCTGTGGAAGCACGTTGACCCTGATGCGCCTAGAATGCCCTCCATCCCACTTGTAAGTCCCGCGCATCGGGCCCGTCTCTTGCTCAGAGATTCGGCCGACTATCTCCCCCTCGACAATGCATACGAAGTCGTTGAGCAGTTCGCCGTTCAGGCCACGCTCGCCTTTCCACGTTCTGATCCAAACATGTCTGCGTTGGTATTTCTCATCATCGCGCACGGGCTTTCCCTCCGGTGACAGAGTTTCGTTCTCCCTTGATGTCTTGAAGCGCGCCGCCCAGCGCTGGTGCTGATTATGGGATAGGCGGGGAGGGAGTCAACTGCGATGCTGGCCTCGCGTCGTCAGGCCGCGGATCGAAAGGTCTTCAATTGTTCGACATAGGCTAAAACCGATTCTGTTTTTCGAAACCATTCGAGTTTGTGGCGGCTGTCCCCGAGAGCCCTGTGTATATGCTGTTCGTCTTGGATCGTGCCGGGGAATGAATGGACGAGCTTGACCTGGTGAGGAGTGCAGGTGTTGATCTGGGCAAGCCTTGACGCAAGATTCCGCGTGAACCCGACCTTTATGAAATCTTCTGTCTCCACAATGTAGACGATACCCTTCCCATAGACCTTTTGCGGCTTCCCCCTCTTGAGGGTAAAGCGCCTAGTTGCCATTGCTTTACGGATATCAGCTGGCGTGGAATCTCTCCATCGGCTCAGCGCTATAAACAATTCCTCTGCCCGATCGACCGCCTTCGCAAAATCTTTCCCAAGGGCTTCAGGCTTTGGGCCGTTGACCATCCCGCGATACAT